ACCCGAATAGAAAGCAATTGAAGATATTGAAAAGTTTATCGAGAATCCAGATCGCGCAGTAGTAAATGATGAATTTGTAGAATCGCTGAAGTTGGCGGTAGAGAAGTTGGAAGAGGTGAAGTAGATGGAGAGATTAACAGAAAGATATGATATTACACCAGACGGTGAATCAGATGTCTGGGTTAAACAGCACGATTATATTTCAGCGGCGCGAAAGCTTTGCAATTATGAAGACCTGGAAGAACAGGGCTTGCTTGTGAGATTGCCGGTACCATTAGGTTCTAAAGTCTATTGTATTTCTACGAGAGATAAACAAAATTCTATTATTTTTGAAAAAAATTTTGTTTTAGGAATGTTGTATTTTTGGGATTCGACAGTATTTGCCACACGTGAAGAAGCTGAGAAGAAGTTGAGAAGAAGTTGGAGGAGATGAAGAATGGCTGAATATGTTAAAAAGTCAGATATAATAAAAATCATGGAAAATAATTCTCACATGATAGAGGTATTTGGAGTTAAGAAGAAAATGATTGACGGATTCGCAATGTGTTGTGATTTCGCAGATCTGGAAACTGTCAGTATTGAGGAGGACGATAAGGATGATTAATATGAAACCAGAAGAAGCAAAAGACATATTATCCGATATGAGAGACCAGCATTTATGTTTCCTTGAAAGTTCTGAAAACAAAGATGAATGGCAGAAAAAATATCTCAAGGAAGCATGGGCGTGTGATTCCGGAGCAAAAGCATTGGAAAATCAGATTCCATGCAAACCTGAAGAATATGTTCCAGATTTTCCGTACAATATATTTTCCACTCAAAAATGTGCGAAATGCGGAACACCTGTTATTGGTAAAAAAATAAGCAAGTACTGTTCTGAATGCGGGCAGAAAATTGACTGGGGAGAGGAGTGATTAAATGGATTTTAATACAGCAATGGCGAAATCAGTAGCATGGGCCAGTACATCATTTGCCGTAATAGCGGCACTCAGTTATACAAAAGAACCATTATGCTTAATGGCATTAGTTCTTCCGCTGTTTGTTGGATTACTTGCACATTAATGAGAAGGAGTTGATAATCATGTTGGACAATCCTACACTTGAAATTGACAGAGAAAAGAACGAAGTTACGATAAAATGTAATGGGGATACTATAAAGTTCAAAGATGATAATGTGGAAGTGACCAGGGCGAGCAAAAACATGATGTTTAAGTCACCAGACATAACCCCGCAACTCGCCATATCAGCATTCACAGTACTACATCAATATTGCAGCTCAATCAGTCCACATGACTGCATCAGATGCGTATTTTACGAACATTGCCCGGAATGCTTCATGGGATGCCCGGGAGATCAGGGCGAGGTAATCAGAAAATTACAAAGCAACGAATAAAATTAGAGAGTCGGTATTTACCGGCTCTTTTTTAGCACAAAATTCCTCAAACATGTACCACAACTTTTCCACTGACCTGTGATAGAATATACTCAGAAGTGTTACTATGGGATTTTATAGCCAGAAATGAGGTGATGATATGGCGAACTTAAAATTAGTTACAAGAAAACTCCAAAAAGCTATATTATCCACCGGATTAATCATAAAAATCGGAACATCGCAATTCTACAGCCATGAACAGGAACGATTGATAACAGTAACAATTATATCAACGCCAGTGTTTAGACCAACAAAACGTGGTGAATGGAAAGATTGTGATTACGAAATACTCCGAACTGCATCCCAGTATGATGTAGTCATGTGCCTAAAAGAAATATGGGAGGCAGTCAGAAAATGAGGATGGACAGAGGTGATTAGATGAACTTAACGCCTAAACAGGAAGCGTTTGCACTTGAATATATAAAGAATGGCGGGAATGCATCTGACGCCGCAAGGAAAGCTGGATACTCTAATGGAATCATTAGAAACGCGACAAAAAAACTGTTGGAAAAAGGTTGCATTTCCGCATATATAGCCGAAAAACAGTCTCTCATTGAAAAACAAAAAGGCACTGACATCATGTCTCTGGCAGAAATTCAGCAGCGCCGCTCCATGATCGCAAGAGGTGAGCTGACTGATTCATTCGGATTTGCTCCGGATTTCTCCGATCAGCTGAAATCCATGAATGATCTGGAAAAGACGCTTGCCATAAAAGAAGCCAGAGAAGAACAGCAGAAAGCAGAAGAAAAAGCTAGATTGCAAGGTGAATACCATATTGATCTGAACATTGTCCCGGACGTATTTCATAAAATGATTAGGGATATTCGAGCAAAGAAACATAGTGAATACATTCTTCCTGGTGGACGTGGTTCCATGAAGTCCTCAACTATATCTCTGATTATACCGGAACTGCTGAAGAATAATCCGAACATGCACGCTCTGATTCTGCGAAAAGTCGGAAACACTATCAAAGATTCTGTTTACGCTCAGATGAAATGGGCTATTGATAAATTAAATCTAAATGAGGAATTTGTGTGCAAGGTATCTCCTATGGAGATTACGTATAAGCCTACTGGACAGAAGATTTACTTTCGTGGTGCTGACGATCCATTAAAGATTAAGTCTATCAAGCCAGAGTTTGGATATATCGGTATTGTCTGGTTCGAGGAGTTAGATCAGTTTTCTAATCCAGAAGAAATCCGAAATATTCAACAGTCTGCTATTCGTGGTGGTAATGAAGCATATAAATTCAAGTCATTCAACCCGCCTAGGAGTAAGAATAACTGGGCGAATGAGTATACGGCAGAAGCGGAAGAAAAAGACGAAAATGTAATGGTTGTGCATAGCACTTACCTTGATTTGGGAATCGAACAGGAATGGCTTGGAGATGTATTCCTTGCAGATGCCGAACATCTAAAAGAAGTAAATCCAGATGCTTACGACAATGAGTATTTAGGCCATGCTAACGGAAATGGTGGAAATGTCTTTGAATACATCGAAGAAAGAACTATCACGGATGAAGAAATTAGTCACTTTGACAGAATTTATCAGGGCGTTGACTGGGGCTGGTACCCGGATAAATATGCTTTTTCCAGAATCTATTATGATTCCGCCAGAGAAACAATCTATTTTATTGACGAGATTTACGAAAACAAAAAATCAAATGAATGGACTGCGAATGAAATTAAGCGAAGACAGTACGATGATTACGAAATTACTTGCGATTCTGCCGAGCCTAAATCAATCAATGATTACAGAGATTCAGGACTCCCAGCAAGAGGAGCAATCAAAGGACCGGGAAGCATTGAGTATTCTATGAAGTGGCTGCAAAGAAGAAAGCTTGTGTTTGACCCAAAAAGAACGCCAAATGCTTGCAAAGAGTTCAAGAAATACGAATACGAACGTGATAAAGATGGAAATATTTGCAGTGGATATCCGGACAAGGATAATCATTTGATAGATTCTGTCCGGTATGGCTCAGAATCGTTGTGGAGAAGAAGGGGGCACAGTGCATAATGTGTAAATTTTGTGATAATTTAGCTTCTTACAAAGAATGCTATGATAATCCAGAACGCAAGAAGAACAAATATATATACGGATGCATGTTGTACATGTACATGAAAGACCGAAAAGGAAGCATTACTTCCAGACCGTTTGACCTTAATTATTGTCCGATGTGTGGAAAGAAGATAGCGACAGGTGACTAAATGGGACTTATAACAACACTAAAAAGGTGGTTTAACATGATATTCAAAAAACAAGCCGAAGAGGATTTTAATATCCAGGCAGCAGAATTTCCGGAGATGGAATCACTGATTAACCGGTGTGCGAACATATACAGGGGTGTACCGGAATGGTTAGATGATAAGAATAATATCAAGACAATTAATTTTGCCAAATCTGTCTGCTCAGAGACAGCCCGGCTCGCAACATTGGCGATCGGCATTCAGATAGACGGCTCCGCAAGGGCTACGTGGCTACAGGAGCGGATTGATAAAGTATATTTCCAGATACGCCACTGGGTAGAATATGGCTGTGCTTATGGAACGGTGTTTATTAAGCCGAACGGTGAGAGCCTTGACGTATTTACTCCGGCAGATGTGATGATTATAGATTATGATAATCAGGAAATAAAGGGGATTATATTCAAGGATTCCTATACTGTTGGACGGAAATACTACACAAGGCTTGAATATCACAGGTTTGTTGAGACCACCGTGGACGGCGTGACAACCTATCCGTACTATGTTTCAAACAGAGCCTATGTGTCAAAATCCCCTCAGAGCATTGGCGACAAGATTGACCTTAAACAGACCAAATGGGCTGACCTCATGGCAGATACGCCGCCAATACTCAAGGCTAATGGTGAGAAGCTGGACGGACCTCTGTACGGAGTACTGCGGACACCGCAGGCGAACAATGTAGACATTAGCACACCACTTGGGCTTCCGATATTTGCAGAAGCTATCGAAGAACTGAAAGACCTGGATATTGCATACAGCAGAAATGCCGGAGAAATTTTCGATTCTCAGAAGATTGTCCTGGCAGATGATAGACTGCTGATGCCAAGCGGTACACCTGTAGCAGCCATGTCACCGCAGGGTATGGAGAACAGACGGAACGAGATGAGATTGCCACATTTTGTTAAGAATGTATTCGGACAGGACGAGAAAGAGTTCTATCAGGAAATCAACCCAATTCTCAACACAGATACCCGTATAGCCGGCATAAATGCCCTTTTAAGCCAGTTAGGGTACAAGATTGGATTTTCCAACGGGTACTTTGTTTTTAACGAATCTAGCGGCATACAGACAGCTACAGGAGTGGAAGCGGAACAGCAGAGGACAGTGCAGTTCATTAAAGACGTTCGAGACAAACTGGAATCCTGTCTGGATGAAGTTATTTACGCATTGAACGTTTACGCTGACTTGTACGGACTTGCACCGGTTGGGGCTTATGAAGTCAATTATGATTTCGGAGACATTCTGTATGTGCGTGAAAATGACCGTGCAAGATGGTGGCAGTATGTGACCACTGGTAAGGTTCCTGCATGGTTGTATTTCGTAAAGTTTGAAGGAATGACCGAGGAAGATGCGAAAGCAATGGTTGAAGAAGCTCAACCAGACGAACCGAAATTATTTGGAGATGAATAGTTATGTTAAGTCCTGAATATTTACGGAAAATTACAGAGGGTAGCGAACAGATTGCTGAAGAACTGCATCAGTATATCATCTCTGAGATTGTGTCTCGAATGATGGCAAGAATCGGCAGAGGCGAGGATTATATTCTGACCAATGCTGACGCGTGGAGAATCAGAACGCTACAGGAATCCGGCGAACTGCTAGAGGACATTCTGGCAGAATTATCCAGATATACCAAACGTGAACAACAGGAACTTCTTGAAGCGTTTGAGGATGCCGGAATCACTGCAATGGACTATGATGACAAGATATACAAGGCGGCAGGATTAAGCCCTGTACCACTCGAACAGTCGCCAGCTATGATAAGACTCATGGAGCGAAATATGCTTGCGACTATGGGTGAGTGGAAGAACTTTACAAGAACGACTGCAAGTGCCGCTCAAAGACTCTATATTGAGCAGTGCGACCTTGCGTACAATCATGTAATGACTGGGGCGGTTGGGTATACACAAGCCATTAAAGAGGCAGTTAATAACGTTGTGAGTGATGGTGTTACTGTCACATATCCATCTGGCAGAAAAGACACGATCGAAACAGCAGTCGCACGCTCTGTCAGAACTGGCGTGGCTCAGGCTACTGGAGATATATCCCTAAAACGCATGGAAGAAATGAACTGGGATTTAGTTCTGGTCAGTGCTCACATGGGAGCCAGAACAGGTGACGGCGGTGAGAATCCGGGAAATCACGCATGGTGGCAAGGAAAGATATACTCTCGTTCTGGCAAGAGCAAGAAATTTCCGCCGTTCTCATTGACCGGATATGGAACGGCAAGTGGACTGTCAGGGGTCAACTGTCGGCATAGTTTTGGAGCCAGTGATGGAGAATTTAACCCCTATACAGAACTATCAGTACAGGATAAAGCCGACAAAGGCAAACAGTACGAAAAGGAACAACGACAACGTACTTATGAACGAAGAATCCGCAAAACAAAGCGTGAGGTTCTTGGACTGCAAGCAGGAGTCGATAATGCACCGAATGAAAAGGCAAAATTTGCATTACAACAAGACCTTGATCGGAAGTCTTATCTTTTGCAGAAACAAAATGCTGCATACAAAGATTACTGCAAGCAGAACGACCTGAGAGAGCTACAAGACCGACTCATGATTGCTAAGTGGAGCCGCCAGAACGCCGCAAAAGCCAGAGGAGCGGCAAAGAGATATAAAACAGCAAAGGGGATTGACTGATGGATAGATGGGAATATTACAATCCGAATCCTGCTGGAAATCGAGTCGGAGATTGTGCTGTTCGGGCAATATGTAAAGCAACCGGCTTCGACTGGGAAACGGTTTTTACCGGATTAATGATACAGGCATGTACTCTGTCAGATATGCCATCAGCTAATTACGTTTGGGGAGCGTACCTCTACAAACATGGGTACAGACGCAAACTGATTGAGCAATCAGAACGGTATATCTATACAGTCAATGATTTTTGCGCAGATCATCAGACAGGCACATACATTCTCTGCATAGATGGTCATGTGGTGACAGTACGGGATGGAAAATATTACGATACATGGGATTCCGGAAATGAAGTCCCGGTATATTACTGGGAAAAGGAGTAGCTAAATGAGCATATCAGAATTTGTACAAGTATTCCTCTCATTTTGCGGAGGAGTGTCTATTATCGGAGGAGCAGTGGCTGTAATCCTTAAGTGGATTACTCCGGCATATTTCGACTCAACAAGCGAGTTGAGACACTGGAAGAACATGATAAGCGAGATTACGAGAGTCTTCAGAGGATCGCGGAGCGTGATTCATTGATTCTGGAAGTACTATCAACCATGTTGGATAGTCAGATCAGTGGGAATAATGTTGAGGAATTAAAAAAAACAAAACAGAAGCTCACGGAGTATCTTGCGCAGAATCAGCGTTAGCATTAGTAAGGGGTATGCTCATGAAATTATATGTGTTCACGAAAAAAGATATAGACAGGTTCTTGATAGAGTGTAATTTCACACCAGACGAAGAAAGACTGTTCCGGCTGAGATGTCAGGAGCGCACTCTTGAATACTGCGCTGAACAGATGAACGTGAGTATATCAACAGCAAAGCGGTTAAGCCGGAGGGTAAATAATAAAATAATCAAAGTGTGCTGATACTTTTTGGATACTAATTAGAGCCAGAAACGACCTGTTTCCGGTTCTTTTTTTATGTAAAAATATAATCAGAAAGGCGGTGTATAAGATGGCACTATATAACAATCCTTATCAATATAGTTTTGGCGTTCCGGGGCAGATGAACCAGTTCCAGCAACAGCCTGTCCAGATTCCAGCTCAACCAGTACAGCAACCACAGCAGAATAATAGCGGTATCCTGTGGGTATCCGGCGAAGTCGGCGCAAAATCCTATCTGGTAGCACCCGGGACAAGTGTTTTGCTGATGGATTCAGAGAGTGAAAAGTTCTACATAAAATCCACAGATGTTTCTGGCATGCCGCAGCCACTGCGAACATTTGAATACCACGAGGTGGGATCTCAGATGCCGCCTAAACAGCCTGTTCAGAACATGGACAGTAAGTATGTCACCAGACAGGAATATGACGATTTAAAGGGCAAATACGAAGCTATTATAAACCGATTAAATTCATTTTCTGAACCTGTTAGGGCTAATACCATACAGGAGTCAGCAATCAAGGGAGGAAACACAGATGAGTAATCCATTATTTAATGCACTTGGCGGTGGGATGCCGCAGGGAAACGGACCAATGCAGATGATACAGCAGTTTATGCAGTTTAAGCAGAATTTTAAAGGAGATCCGAAAGCAGAAGTTGAGAAAATGCTACAGTCTGGAAGGATTTCACAGCAACAGCTTAATCAGGTTCAGCAGATGGCAGGACAATTCCAGCACATGTTGAAAGGAATGAAATAGTACATTACAATCTGGCCAGATTGATGTAAATACACAAAAAGGAGATTATATTATGGATGGAAATTATAGCTTAGCAGATATTGCCGCTGCTACTGGAAACGGTAGAAATAATGACGGCATGTTTGGCGGAGATGGTAGCTGGTGGATTATTGTTTTATTCATTTTTGCTTTCTTCGGATGGGGAAACAACGGCTGGGGCAATAATGGCAACGGCGGCGGATATACAGCCACAGCAGCTACCCAGGCAGACATTCAGAGAGGATTCGATAACTCCGCAGTAATCAGCAAACTTGACGGAATCAACAGTGGCCTGTGCGATGGCTTTTATGCCATGAATAACGGTATGCTTACTGGATTCAATGGAATCAACACAAACATCATGCAGACCGGCTTTGGAATCCAGCAGGCAATCAATGCTGATACTGTAGCGAATATGCAGAACGCCAACGCTTTACAGGCACAGCTTGCGAACTGCTGTTGTGAAACCAGGGAAGCTATCCAGGGCGTAAACTACAATATGGCACAGAATACCTGCGCATTGCAGAACACAATGAACAGTAACACAAGAGACATTATTGACAGTCAGAATGCAGGAACAAGAGCCATTCTTGACTATCTTTGCAATGAAAAGATTTCTAGTCTGCAGGCTGAGAATAATGATCTCAGACGTGCTGCATCTCAGGATCGCCAGAGCGCACTTCTCACAACTGCAATGGCTTCTCAGACACAGCAGCTCATTAATGCAATCAATCCAGCACCGATTCCGGCTTACCAGGTACCGAACCCGAACACATATTACGGATGCGGATGCAACACTGGATGTAATTGCTGACAACTTCATATCGAGAGTATCTTTCGATTGATTTCGGATGTCGGCTTATGCCGTATTACACAGATGGGCAGGCTGATACCTGCCCTTTTTGTTATATGAAAGGAGTATTCTTTATGGCAGAATTTACAAATGTAGCTGCTCAGACTGTAGCAGCAAATGGAAACGTAGTATTTTCAAACACAGCAGTTAAGGGTTCTAACTGCATTCAGCACAGAGAGGGAAGTGGAATCATCACTCTGAGAGGACTGACTAACCAGTGTAAAGCGAGATTCTTCGTGGATTTTTCTGGTAATATCGCAATTCCAACAGGCGGTACTGTCGGAGCTATTTCTCTGGCAATTGCAATTTCTGGTGAGCCGGTTCTTTCTTCTCAGATGATTTCCACACCGGCAGCAGTAAATCAGTACAATAATGTGTCCGCAGGTATCTATATTGACGTTCCTTGTGGATGTTGCGTTAATGTCGCAATAGAAAACACAAGCGATCAGGCAATTTCTGTTGCGAACGCAAACATTGTTGTGACCAGAGAAGCGTAGGAGGTGCGATTATGAGAGACATTAAAGACTTATGTGCAAGAATTGAAGACGAACTGTCCAAAATCGCTGATAATGGACTGACCACTGGAAATCTGGAAATGACATACAAACTGATTGATATGTACAAAGACATAAAGAACACGCAGTACTGGGACAAGAAAGTGGAGTACTATAACACTGTCCTTGATGAGATGCGTGGCGGATACAATGACGATTACAGCGAACGCGGAAGAAAGCGCGACAGCATGGGGAGATACAGCGCAAATGACGGCAGAATGATGCCGGATTATGACCGAGGCAGTTCTTATGCCAGACGTGGTGAGCATTATGTTAGAGGACATTACAGCCGCTCTGACGGACGAGATGCTTATGACGATTACATGACGCAGAAACAGAGCTATCGTTCCGGCAAGTCTGAGGACTGCAAAAGAAAGATGCTTGCCGCTCTGGAAGAACATCTGGACGAACTTACAACAGAAATGAGTGATATGTCCAAGGATGCAGAGTGCCGGGAAGAACGTGATCTTGTCAAGAGATACGTAGAAAAACTCCGTGATATGCTCTAAAAACACAAAAAGTGGTAGAGAGGTAGTTAAAAGAAATCTGTTATAATGTAATTGTGCAGCAGGAAGCACAAGTAAAACGGTTGTTTTTGACATTTTCGTTTTAATCCTCCTTTCTTTAATTTAGTAGCTGGTACGCACGCTTTAACGGAAAGTTGAACAGGTTCGAATCCTGTCGTGCGTATTTGCCATCTGGCACGCAAGATGGCTCACCTCCTTGATTAAGGTTTTTGTTATTCATACTTTTCTTTTAAAAAAGAAATAAATATCCGAAACAACTCGTGGCAGGCATGACACGTTAAACACCTTGCTAACCCGGGAATCCGGGTTATGTGGAATGTACGCTAGTGGAAAACTGACAGAGTCGCGCTCTGGTCTCCGGTTCGATTCCGGGCGTTCTGCTTTAATCCGCTTAGAGTTAAGCTGTTTGTATACAGGTGGTCTATGTCTCAGGTGGGTTTACGCTATAGCGAAAAAGGTGAAACTCAACTCAGTTTTTTTTAACTGTCCGTTACAGGCGGCATGGAATGTAGCTCAGTGGTAGAGCAATGGCATTGTAAGCTATGTGCCGTAGGTTCGATTCCTGCCTTTCCGATTACCCTGCCAGTGGTCTAACTGGCTTAATCCATTTACCTGCGGCGGCAGGTCAATAAACACGACCAGGAGGATGTTATGCAGAAACTTATTGACACTTTAAAATCATTTGGAATTGAAATCCCGGAGGATAAACAGGCAGATGTAAAGAAAGCACTCTCTGAGAATTACAAGAATGCAAAGGAAGTAGCGAAAACTCTGTTAAAAGTCGAGGGTGAACGTGACAACTGGAAAGAACGTGCTGAGACAGCAGAAGAAACCTTAAAAGGTTTTGACGGTATCGACCCGGAAAACATTCAGACAGAGCTTGCTGGATGGAAGAAAAAAGCCGAGGACGCAGAAAAAGAGTTCAACGCAAAAATCTACGACAGAGATTTCTCAGATGCTCTGAAAGCGGCACTCGATGATGTTAAGTTTTCCAGCGAAGCAGCAAAGAAGTCTGTTATGGCAGACATCAAAGAAGCCGGATTGAAGCTGAAAGATGGCAAAATCCTTGGATTAAACGACCTGATCGAACAGATGAAACAGTCTGACGCATCCGCTTTTGTGGATGAATCTCAGCAGCAGGCTCAGCAGAATCAGGCAAGATTTACCACTCACGTTGGACAGCAGCAGACACCGGGAAGTATGACCAAAAAAGATATCGAAGCAATCAAAGACCCGTCCGAGAGACAGGCTGCAATCGCTCAGAATATCCAGTTATTCCAGTGATTTTTTTACACCGACTATACATCAGGGTATAGCCGCTAACCCAATACCTTAACAATTATGGGTAGAAAGGATTTTTTATGCCAGCAAAAACAAATCTTATTATGACTAATGATATTCATGTCACGGCACGTGAGATTGACTTTGTTACCAGATTCGAAAGAAACTGGCAGCACTTACGTGATATTCTGGGTATCATGAGACCTATCAAAAAGCAGCCGGGTGCTGTACTCAAGTCCAAATACGCAGAGGGTACTTTACAGAGTGGAAAAGTTGGTGAGGGTGAGGAAATCCCTTACAGCAAGTTTACCGTAAAAGAAAAGACCTATGCGGAAATGACTATCGAAAAGTACGCAAAGGCTGTATCTATCGAAGCAATCAAGGACCACGGTTATGAGAACGCTGTTCAGATGACTGATGACGAGTTTCTTTTCCAGCTTCAGACTGATGTTACCGGCAGATTCTATGACTATCTGAAAACCGGTACACTTACTTCCACAGAAACAACATTCCAGATGGCTCTGGCAATGGCTAAGGGTCGTGTTGAAAACAAATTTAAACAGATGCACAGAAATGTGACTGGCGTTGTTGGATTTGTCAACATTCTGGACGTATATGAATATCTCGGAGCAGCTGAGATCACTATTCAGAATCAGTTCGGATTCCAGTACATGAAGGACTTTATGGGATTCAATACAATCTTCTTACTGTCCGACAGCGAGATTCCGAGAGGACAGGTTATTGCTACCCCTGTTGAGAACATCGTACTTTACTATGTAGACCCGAACGAGTCTGACTTTGCGAGAGCAGGTCTTGTGTATACCGTATCTGGCGAAACAAACCTGATCGGATTCCATACACAGGGCAACTACCACACAGCAGTATCCGAAGCGTTTGCGGTTATGGGACTTACTCTTTTTGCAGAGTACATTGATGCAATTGCAGTAATTACCATTGACGAAACACCAACGCTCGGCACTCTGGCAGTAACATCTGCGGAAGGAACAGCAACTGGTGATACAAAAATCACTGTAAATCCGACTAAAGAAAACGCTGGCAATGTGTACAAGTACAAAGTTGGTGCATCTGAAACAGCTGTAACTTATGGCCAGAATCTCAGAAACTGGACTACATGGGACGGAAAAGCCGACATTAAGGCAGCAACCGGGCAGAAGATTACAGTGGTTGAGTGTGATGGAACATACAAAGCGCTGAATGCCGGAAGTGCAAGCGTAACAGCAAAATGACAAACGTAGGAGGTAACTGGCATGGCTTATGCAGATTATGAATTTTACACAACTTCATATTTCGGTTCAGTCGTGCCAGAAACCGACTTTCCACGACTGGCAGAAAGAGCCAGTGATTTTGTGGATACAATGACATTTGACAGGTTGGTGGACGGACTGCCAACAAACGAACGCTCACAGAAGCGTATCAAAAAGGCAGTCTGTTCATTGGCTGAATTAATGTATCAGATTGAGCTTGCCGAGAAGAATGCTACCAATGCCGCTGCGAGCGGTACATCAACTGCAATCGGGACCGGTGGTAGCACGACAGGCATTGTAACATCTGTATCATCTGGCAGCGAATCCATCTCTTACGCAACGCCTCAGCAAATTGGGGCAAGCGCAAAGGAATGGAGTGCGGTGTATGCCACCGCCGGGGACGTACAGAAAACGAATGACTTACTTCTTAAGACAGCGTTACCGCTTCTAATGGGAGTAAGGACGGATGATGGAATACCAGTATTATATGCAGGAGTGTGATAGAAATGATGGAATTAAAACAGACCGTTGAAATGATGAATAGCGCAGATTACAAGGAACGCTTTAAAGCAGAGTATATGCAGGTGGCTATTCGATACAAGAAACTTGCGAATATGCTTGAAAAATGGGACAAAGGAGAACTTTCATTTACTCCTACTTGTCCGAGAAGCACTTACAATATGCAGGTAAGAGCAATGACGGATTATATTGCTGTTCTGGAAGCAAGGGCAGTTATGGAAAAAGTTGATTTGGAGGTATGATTATGGACATTTCAACACTAGGTTCATGCATAGCAATCGTTATGATATGCTATATCGTAGGAATGGGCTGTAAAGCATCAAAAAGAATCTCTGATGAATGGATTCCGGTAATCATGGCGGTTATTGGTGGCATTCTCGGAGCTGTCGGGATGGGAGTTATCCCGGACTTCCCGGCAACGGATTATATCACAGCGGTTGCGGTCGGTATGTTTAACGGATTGTCGGCAACTGGCGTGAATCAGGTTATTAAGCAGGCAATGCAGAAAGAGTGATTTTATGGGCGGACGTGGTGGCAGTAGTGGGTTAAGTAACGAGAAGCCGGTTTCTAAGCTTATTGCGAAGGTGTACTTTAATTCTTCAAAGAAAAGTGATGCTTTAAGGGGAAGCGGAACTGTTAAAAAAGACAGCAAACTTGAGAAGGTCATTAATTCGGAAAACACTAGCTACTTTAAGTCAATCAAGACAAAGAGTGAAGCAGTAAAGACAATGAATTATATAAATGACAGATTAAGCGAGAGTAAAAAGAAAATCGCAAAACTTGGAAGTGCAGAGGCGTTATTTAAAAATCAAAGGCTTGCTATAGAACATCGAAAATTAGTCAATGCCAGTACAGCCATGAGAGATGAAATGCACAAATTTTCAAAGGCATCTGAAAAAGGTGATACAAGTGCTTTGCACGATACAAGCCGTACTACCACCACTTATGACAGAGCTAGAAAGCGCAGAATGAAAAACTTTGATTCATGGTTCTTTGGAAGCGGAAAGAAGTAATCTATGGCAAACCGAGAGACGAGTATAGCTTACGAAAATCTAAACCGCCGTATATTCCCCGGTGTCGGCGAATACGGTATACCACAGATAAAACCTGAGACATTCGAGGGTAACTGCGAATTTGTCGGTTTTAATTATGCCAGAGGAAAATGCAATAATCCAGAAGAGAAAGTTGTTCATTTCTTCTTAGATGATTACCAATTTGATGCACTATGGAGAAATCCAGATAGATACGTGGACAAGTTGAGCAAATTCCGGTACATTCTAACACCGGATTTCAGCACCTATACCGATTTCCCTAAAGCCATCCAGATATACAACCATTACCGCAAACACTGGATAGGTGCATATCTGCAAGAATATGGTTGCCGTGTGATTCCAACAATATCATGGAGTACACCGGATTCTTACGATTGGTGTTTCGATGGGGAGCCAGAGGGTGGAACAGTTGCAGTATCTTCTGTTGGTTGTATGAACGGAAAGAAAAAGAAAGAACTGTTTCTTTCTGGTTACAACGCCATGATTGAGAAGTTGCACCCAGAAAGCATTATCTTTTACGGGAAAGTGCCGGAAGAGTGCAAAGGTAATATTGTCCGAATAAAATCATTCTCTGATAGATTTTCAAAAGCAATATGCGAAGGATAGGAGGGTATCATGTACGAAAAAACGGTGACGGTTTTTAATTATTACGAATCAGCCACGACAGGAGATGTGTACTGGTATCCTCATGTTTTATCCGGCGTTGACCTCATTACGGACAAGGGAGCAATCCTTAAAAAATACGGACCAGACGCAACTGACAACGCACAATTACACGTTCGATACACTGTCCAGAACGGCGATATAACAATTACTGATAAAGACGGCAAGATTCTTCCATGGGTGCCGCCTAAAGAGTGGAAACAGCAGATTAACAACGCTCTGGAAGACACTATCACATTCTCGGACGAGTCATTCTTCTGGGAGGGTGAGTGGACTGGTGGAACGGTATCTGATGGTGATTATCGGAATGGATTCTACCAGTACATGAACGAGAACAAGGATAATGTGTTTAAGATTACCAGTGTAGGCGGTCCATATACACTGATTCCACACTTTGAGATTCTAGGTAAGTGATATGAGTAAGATTCATCATTTTAAAGGATTCTCCGTAGTCGATGGAGATATGAAAATCAAGTTAAATATGGACAGGTTCTCCAGACAGTACCAAGAAGCCCAGTATCTCCTTGATGGAATGGTTATGGACAGTATGGTGCCGTTTATGCCGATGATTACAGGGGACTTTATCAACCGAACAAGAGTTGAGAGTACATCCTTACAAGGAACTGGGAAAGTATGCGCGGCGGCGGCTCCTTATGGACGTTTTCTGTACGAGGGGAAAGGAATGGTTGATGAAGCAACTGGAAGTCCCTACGCAAGACGTGGAGCAAAGAAAGTTCTCGTTAGTCAGTTTTCTGGTCGGACAGCCGCAAAGGAAAATCTTGAATACACCAAACAGGCTCACCCACGGGCACAGGCAAAGTGGTTTGATGCCGCTAAACGGCAATATGGTGACACATGGGTTCGCAAAGTAAAAGCACAGGCAGGAGGTGGCAGGCATAGCAGATAAACCTATCGGAAAAGACGCAACCGGATACGAAATTCTGACAGATGCCATGAAAGCACTTCTGAACCAGTATCCGGGACTGTATGAAAATGAAACAATCAAGTTTGAAGAACTTGGCAAGGAATCAGGAATTGCGTTCTCGGCAGATAATGGAGCTTTGATTTATTCAGAAAAAGAAGATGTTTGTGGCGTAATGCACCAGGTATGCCAGTACCCATTTTACGTGGTATACCGAACAGCATCCGACAAGGAAAGGCAGAAGTTATCTGTTCAGAAGTTCCTTGATAATCTCGGTAAATGGATATGTCGAGAACCAGTTGTCATAAACGGCTCTGAGACACGCTTAAATGCGTTTCCTGAACTTTCACAGGGACGAGTGATAAAGCGCATTACTCGCGATAACTCCTATGGTTTAGAGCCACAGGAGAGTGGCGTACAGGATTGGTTATTGCCATTGTCAGTACGCTACGAAAACACTTATGAAGTAATATAACAAGTAACAACCGGCTATCAATTAGAGATAGTCGCTAACCTACACAGCCTTTTAAAAGTTATAGGCAGAAAGGACATTTCTATGGCAGTTACAGGCAAGATTGACCGTAAATATATGGCTCATTATATCGACGCAGGTTCCCTCTGTGGAGGACTGACACCGAAATATGAACGCCTTGGAAAAGATCTGGAAGAGTATAATGTAGAACTCAATCCAGACACCGAAACATCTAAAAACATTCTCGGAGAATCCACATTTAAACATAATGGCTATGAAGTTTCTTCTGATGCTGATCCGTTCTATGCAGACACTACTTCTGATCTGTTTACGGCGTTACAGAAGATTGTAGATGGACGCCTCAAAGACGACAACCTCAAGACAAAAGCAGTTGAGGTTCATCTCTGGACAGAAGCCACAGCGGGCAAGTATGAAGCATATCAGCAGGATTGCTACGTTGTGCCGACCTCCTATGGTGGCGATACATCTGGATATCAGATTCCATTTACCGTCAATTATACCGGCGAACGTGTAAAAGGAAAGTTCGATATCAGTTCCGGTACATTCACAGCTGACAGCGAATAATTTTTAGGAGGGTGCAGAAAATGGCAAAAACAATCAACACAAATATTGACGACGGATTTCTTCTTTTCACATTTACAAACAAACAGGGCGAAGTATTCTCTTCATTTAAGTTAAATCCTACCGACATTAACGTTGCAGCAAGAGCGGAAGAATTGGAAACTTTCTTTGAACAGGCTCAGGAATCTGTTAAAAATGTTTCTTCCAGTAAAGAGATGGCGGAGATTAATAAGCAGATCGAGGACAAAATCAATTATATGCTCGGATATGAAGCATCTAAAAATTTATTTAAAGAACCAATTACCGCAACGACTGTTTTTGGAAATGGTCAGGTGTTTGCCTATATCGTTCTGGACAAAATCAATGAAGCACTTGCTCCAGAAATTGAAAAGAGGAAGAAAAAAATGCAGGAAGTAGTCAATAAATATACGGAGAAGTATACAAAATGACCGCCTATGAGTTGCCCACCTCACTAAATATCAGTGGGGTGGATTTTTCTATCAGGACGGATTTTCGAGTAATTATTGATATTCTCATAGCCATGAATGACCCAGAACTGGATGAGCAGGCTAAAGCAGTTGTTATGCTACAGATTCTATTTGAGGACTGGCGGAGTATACCCCCGGGACATCTTACAGAAGCTTGCCAGAAAGCTTGCGAGTTTATTGACTGCGGTCAAGTTGACGATAGTCCGAACAAGCCGAAACCCCGTTTGATGGACTGGGAACAGGACGGAGACATGATTGTTCCGGCTGTAAACAAGGTTGCGGGCAAAGAAATCAGAGCAGTGCCTTATATGCACTGGTGGACGTTTCTTGGATATTTCATGGAGTCTGGCGAGTGCCTTTTTAATACCGTAGTTGGAATCCGGTCAAAAAAAGCAAAGGGTGAAAAACTCGATAAATGGGAGAAGAAATTCTATCAAGAAAATAAGAACATTATTGATATAAAAACACGTCTCAGCGACGAGGAGCAAGCGTACAAGGATGCGCTGAATGAGATGTTGAACCTCAAATAGTTAGGAGGTGGACACATGGCTGCTGATGGCTCAGTCATTATTGATACCAGAATGGACACATCAGGCGTGCAAAACGGCGTATCAGCAATCAGGCAGTCTTTTAACGGACTTGGCAGCGTAGTAAAAAAAATAGGCATACTGATTGGCGGAGCATTCGCAGTTGGCAAGTTAGCACAGTTCGGAAAAGAGTGTGTGGAGCTTGGTTCCGACCTCGCAGAAGTACAGAACGTGGTTGATGTTACATTTACAACCATGTCGGACAAGGTGAACGAATTTGCAAAGAATGCCATGACTTCAGCTGGACTGTCAGAGACAATGGCAAAAAGGTATGTTGGTACGTTCGGAGCAATGTCTAAGTCGTTCGGTTTCTCTGAAGCACAGGCTTACGACATGTCAACAGCTCTGACACAGCTGACTGGTGATGTGGCTTCGTTCTATAACATCAGTCAGGACTTGGCTTATATTAAGTTGAAATCAGTGTTTACAGGTGAAACGGAAACACTCAAGGACCTCGGTGTGGTAATGACCCAGTCGGCGCTTGACCAGTTCGCGCTGGCAAATGGCTATGGTAAAACCACATCCGCCATGACTGAACAGGAGAAAGTGGCTCTCCGCTTGGCTTTTGTACAGAAACAGTTGTCTGCCGCATCTGGTGATTTCATTCGAACATCTGACTCATGGGCGAACCAGGTCAGAGTGATGCAGTTACAGTTGCAATCTCTCAAGGCAACAGTCGGACAGGGATTAATCAATCTCTTCACTCCCGTTTTGAGAGTTATTAATATCTTGCTCGGTAAGTTAGCAACTCTGGCAAATGCCTTCAAGTCATTTACGGAATTAATCACTGGAAAGAAATCATCTGGCCAGACAGGCGCAAGTGGTGCAGGTCTTGTCGGAACAGATGCAATAGCTGATACGGCAGACCAATATGGAGATGCTGCCAACAATGCCGAAAAGCTGGCAGATGCGACAAATGATACAGCAGATGCAACTAAGAAAGCTACTAAGGCGGCAAAAGGATATCTTAGTCCTCTTGACGAAATAAATAATTACTCAACGGATAAAAGCACAGATTCATCGTCAAAAGTACCGGGCGCAACCGGCGGACTTGCAGATCAGATGAAAGATGCTGTACAAAATGTTGATTATGGAAAATTGGCAGAGGGTGAGACAGTTCTTGATAAAATGTCAAAACCGCTAAAAAAGATAATCGACAGATTTAAACAGTTGGCTAAGTTAATCGCAAAAGGATTCTGGGATGGATTAGGAGATTACGAACCAATTCTTGACGGAATAAAAAAGGATCTCGATTCCATATGGAAATCTTTAAAGGATATCTTTACTGATTCAGAAGTTACTAAAGCAGCAAATAATTTTCTTGATTCATTTGCATATGCAATTGGACAAGTTGCCGGTTCATTTGCCAGAATTGGATTGACAATTGCACAAAACATTATAGGCGGAATTGAAAAGTTTTTAAAGCAGAACACGCAAAGAATAAAGAACTATCTGATAGATATGTTCAATATCGGCTCTGAAATTTCGCAAATCGCAGGGAATCTTGCAGTCGCCTTTGCGGATGTTTTCTCAGTTTTTGGTGGAGAAACCGCACAGCAGATTACTGCGGATTTAATCGGAATCTTTGCTGAAATCGGAATGGTTCTTACAGAAACGGCTGCAAAACTTGGCAGAGATATCCTTAACATGATTGCGCAGCCTTTTATCGACAACAAGGACATTTTAAAGTCCGCAATCGAGGGTAGCCTCGGAGTAATAGAAACTGTAACAAGTGGGGTCTTAACAGTTGTTCAAAACCTTAGTGACGCAATATCGAGGTTATACGATGAACACGTAAAGCCGTTCTTTGATTCTATAGCAAATGGACTATCAAGCATATTTGGAACTCTGATAACTGGATATAACACGTACGTTCTTCCTATTTTTCAAGGACTAGCAGAACAAATCAAAGGGCTATTAGAGGGACCATTAGGGGACGCAATTTTAAAGATAGAGACTTTCCTCGGTAAACTTATTGATTCCCTGAAACTTCTGTGGGAATCGGTGTTAGTGCCTTTAATTAACTGGATAATTGCGAATTTGCTTCCAGTTATGGCGGAAGTAATTAACGTTGTAGGCACCGTAGCAATAAAAGTCATAAAATCATTAATTAAAATAATTGGTGATGTAGCAGACACTCTGAGCGGAATCATTGATTTCCTTGTAGGCGTTTTCACAGGAGACTGGGAACTGGCTTGGCAGGGAATAAAAGAGATTGCGGATGGAACATGGAATTTTATCAAAGATGTTGTGTCGGGTGCGTGGGAGATAATTAAAACCGTAACAAAAGGCGCGTTGAGCATAATAAAGAGCATCATCAGCACTGCTTGGAATGCGATTAAAGCATTGACTTCAACAATCTGGAACGCAATCAAAAAGACACTTTCTGGCCTTTGGAACTCTCTTAAATCCACAGCCAGCACAGTATTTAATGCAATTAAAACTAAAGTTGTAGGCGTATGGGACAGCGTAAAGAACAAGACATCCCGAACATGGGAAAACGTAGCTACGTTTGTGTCTAATAAAGTAGAAGCGATAAAAAACGCTATCACTAATAAGTTTAATGCCGCCAGAGATGCAGTCAGATCTGCATTTGAAGGCATTGTGGATTTTATTAAAGCTCCGATTAATCAGGCAATCAGTATTGTTAATAATGCAGTTGGAATGATTAATAATGCAATTGGTGGAATTGAATCTGCATTTTCCTTTGGGCCTTGGACTGTTCCAACACCGTTTGGTTCAAAGACTATTGGATTTCATGCAACATTTCCACGTATTGGAACTATTCCGTATCTGGCCAGTGGTGCAGTTATTCCGCCACGAAGCGAATTCCTTGCGGTATTAGGCGACCAGAAAAAAGGTAATAACTTGGAAGCACCGGAAAGCCTGTTGCGTCAGATCGTCCGGGAAGAGTCAGGAAAAGGACAGGGAGATGGAAACACTTACAATGTTACAGTCAATGCATCCGGCAGAAAACTGTTAGATATTATTATCAGTGAAGCTGAAATGAGAAGAAACCGGAATGGGAAGAACCCATTTGAGTTAGCGTAAGGAGAAGAATATGCCGCAGGAACAATTTGAAATAGACAACGTTGTTATAAGAGCACCGGATAGTTACAAACCGGTGTTCGCAACCACTTCTACGGAAGACTCTAAAAGAAGTCAGGATTTGATTATGCACAATACACCAATGGGAACAATTGGCGGGTATGACATGCAATGGGGCGAGCTTACATGGGCTGAAATAGCAACCATACTAAATACTGTACTTAACAAAAGTCAATTCACATTCCACCATAAAGACCCAACTGTTCCGGGAAGATGGATAGACAGAACATTCTACGCATCAAATTTCAACATGGCTGCGCAAACTCTGAAAGATGGGGAAGAAAAGTGGACGGATTTGTCTATCAATGTAAGGAGGATTGAGCCGATTTGATAAATGTATCTACTCAGTTGAAGAAAGAATCTCTTACAAACAGAAATTATTACGTGACAGCAAATGTTACATTGTCAAATGGTGCAACTCTTAAGCTAGGTAAAAAAGACTTTTACCTGTCTGGAAATAATCTTGTAGATTCAGCAGACTCCGGGGACTTTCCGGTGGGTGTAGCAATAGAAAAAACGGCAAGCTTATCATTGGTAAATGATGACGGACGCTTTGACGGATATAATTTTAACGCCGCAAGGTTTGTTATCTTTCTCAATGTGCAGTTATCCGACAGGATAGAAACTATAAAGAGAGGTACTTACATTGTGTCGAAAAAACCTGCAACGGCGAGCGAAATAAGTCTTTCTCTCTTAGATAAAATGCACAATGCTGATAAGACATATGATTCTAACCTGTCTTTTCCTTGTACAGTCAAGGAACTGCTCTCAGAATGCTGTCAGCAATGTGGAATCACTCTTGGAGATGCAATGTTTCCAAATGCGGACTTTCAGATTCAGAAAGCGCCATCTAATGCGACATACCGTACAGTAATCGGAATGTGTGCCGGGATAGCTGGTGGAAATGCAAGAATCGACGAAAATGACTTACTTAGGATTATTACGTTTGATAAGACATTTACCAATACGACTATTTACGATGGTGGAGCAGTAAAAAATTGGACAGGTGGCGATAATCTGGATGGCGGCACGCTTAAACCGTGGACGACAGGGACTGTAATTGATGGTGGTACGTTAAGTAATAATGATTATCACGCGTTATTTTCAATCCAGAATCTACAATATGACGTAGACGATGTTATTGTAACAGGCGTCAAATATGTAGAAGATGAAACCGAATATATGTCGGGTCAGGACGGCTATGTAATTACTATTGATAACCAGCTGCTGTCAGGAAATGCGCAGGCAGGCGTTGAAGCTATTGGAAAACAATTAATCGGTTTGCGAATGCGTCCTTTTTCATGTGATGGAATTGCCAACGGATACGCCACTTTCGGCGATTCAGTCGAATTTATCGACACTAAAAATCGTGTTTTTAGATCATTTGCAACTAATGTAGAATTTGTGTTCGGTGGCTCAACATCATGGAGCTGTAGTGCAAAGAGTGCCGAAGAAGATGTAAGTGAGTTTATTGGTGGTCAGCAAGCAGCGGTAGAGCAGTCAAAAAAAGATATAGAGAAGAAACTATCTGCCTATGACGTAAAGCTCAAACAAATGAACGAGCTTGCAGCGAACACGCTGGGTTTCTTCTATACAGAGGAAGTACAAGAAGATGGTTCCGTAATTACGTACCGGCATGATAAGCCTACACTTGCTGATTCTAAAGTAATTTATAAGACAAGTGCTGATGGATTCTTCTTGTCAGTAGACGGCGGTCAGACATGGAAAGCCGGCTTTGATAGTAATGGAGATGCCGTTCTGAATATTCTCTATGCCATCGGTATTCAATCAGAATGGATTAACACGAGAGGTTTTACAGCAAAAGACAATAATGGGAATACGACATTAAGAATAGATGCCGACACAGGCGCTGTCACATTAGAGGTTGAAAACTTTACACTGAAAAGTAGAACTATTGAACAGATCGCCAAGGATGTTGTGGATGGGGCAGTTCAAAATAATGTGACTATCCCGAACTATTATGGCACGTATGTACCAACATTGCAGAACTATCCGGCATCTGAGTGGAAAAGTGAAGAATATAAAAAACATGACGGCTCGATTTTCATGAACTTTTCTACGAGCCGGGTATATATGTTTTCTGGGACTGATGGCACTTGGCAGGAACTGGACGCTGAAAAAATTGTCAATTTTGAAAGAGTTTTTAACGCTTTAACGGATAACGGTAAGCAAGAGGGAATTTATATGCAGAACGGACATCTGTATATAAACGCTTCTTATATTAAATCAGGTCAGATTTCAGCTGATTTGATTAATCTGAAGAACATCAACGTTACAAACAGTTCTGGAACGTCAACATTTGCGATTGATAACTACGGAAATGTTACGCTCAGACCTAATACATTTGCGTTAACAAACGGTGATACAATATATAGCGTTGCGGAAGATAAAGCTTCGACAGCGTTATCGAATGCGAATCGTTATACAGACAATGCGCTTAGTGATCTCGATATAGGAAAGATGACTAAACAAGAGATTATTGATGTGCTAAGCGATAACAGCAAGAATAAAGGTCTGTATCTATCAAATGGCAATGTGTATATAAATGCCGATTATATTAACACAGGCGAATTAGCAGGATGGAAAGTTGAATACAAGGAACTCACAGCAGACGGTACGTACGGCAAAATAATATTAAATGCGTCGACTGGAGAAGTCTATTCAGAGACGAATACAGGAGTATATGTGCCGGGGTACGGGACGTTGTATGGAACACGAATTAGAGGAATCAATCTTTATACAGGAGCCGTACACGCAAGCTCAGCCTCGATTGGCGCTAGCGTTTCGGCGGACAGCGTTTCGGCATCAAAAAAAGTTAAAGCAGGCACGCACGTAGAAGCCAGTGGTCATTTCTATAGCATCGGAACGGGGACAGACCTTGCGGATTTAAGTGTCCGAGGGACAAAGAAGAGGATTTTTCCAACAAAAAACTATGGTACACAGGCGTTTTATTGCTACGAAATGGCATCCCCCATGTTTGGAGACATCGGAGAAGCATCCATATCAGAAGACGGCACATGTCTGATAGACATAGATGACATATTCCAAGAATCTACTAATGTAAGGATTGAATATTATGTGTTCTTGCAAAAGGAAGGAGATGGAGATTGTTGGGTAGACCAAAAAGAACAGACATATTTCACTGTAAAAGGTACTCCGGGGCTTAAATTTGCATTTGAAGTCAAAGCGCGTCAAGCTGACTATGAACACATGCGTTTTGCTGATGCAAGTGAAACAGCTTACGATAGGGCAATAGACACAGACATGCCAGAGCCAGACTACAGTAAAAGCCTTGAAATATCAGAACCCGATTACGAAAAAGAGCTTCTTAATAACAGGAAAAAAATTATTGACGAAATGGAGGAAATATCATGAAAAAAATTCTTACAAGTTTTATGAATCTCAGCACTGGAGAAGGAAGTCGCATTGCTTACACCTATTCAGAAGTAGACGAAAGCACAGGAAGTATCATCAGTCAGAATAATAAAGGTAATTTCCTTGTAATGGATGACAATGTACAGAAAAATCTTGATTCCGTAAAGGATTACATAAAAAATAATTTCCTTTCATAAGGAGGTAAGTCTAATATGGCCAATACATATACAATACAATTCCGGCGCGGTATGTACGCTGATTTTGATACATCGAAAATTCGTCCTGGAGAGCCCGTTGCGATTCTTGGCAATGACCCTTCTGTTCCATCTGGCAAAGCCTTATACATTGCATTTGCGGCTAATGATGTAAGACGATTGTGTTCCATTGAGGATATTTCAGAGATGGTCAATGCCGGAGAATTTGTTGGCCCGCAGGGTCCAAAAGGCGAAAAAGGAGATAAAGGAGAGAAAGGCGCAGAGGGTCCTGCTGGCCCGCAGGGTCCAAGGGGTGAAAAAGGAGATAAAGGTGATCCGGGAGAAAAGGGTGCGGATGGCACCGTAGCATTTGAATCGCTGACACCCGAGCAGAAAGAATCACTAAGGGGTATCTCTATCACAGCGGTCAGTATCGACACAGATGGAAATTTGACAATAACATTTTCAGATGGTGATAGTGAAAATGTTGGTAATATTATAGGGCCTCAAGGTCCGCAGGGACCACAAGGTGAAAAAGGAGATGTTGGTCCACAAGGTCCACAAGGCCCACAAGGAGAAAAGGGTGAACAAGGAAATGATGGAACATCTCTTAATATCCTTGGTACAAAAGAATCTGAGGCAGACCTCCCTTTAAGCGCAGAGAAGAACGATGCATATTTAATAGACGGAGAAATGTGGGTTTTCGACGGCGCGAATTGGAACAATGCTGGCAGGATTCAAGGGCCTCAAGGTCCGCAGGGACCAGTTGGTCCGCAAGGGCCAAAGGGCGACCCGGGACCGCAGGGCATAAAAGGAGACCCCGGAGAAAAAGGAGAGCAGGGAATACAGGGTCTAAAAGGCGATACTGGGCTGCAAGGTCCACAGGGACCAGTTGGTCCAAAAGGCGAGCAAGGCGATGCTGGCGTGCGAGGAATCACCTTTACTCCTGTTGTAGACAGCAGAGGAAATATAAGTTGGAGTAATGACGGGGGACTTGAAAACCCCCAGACAGTAAATATTACCGGACCGCAAGGCGATACGGGCGCAAAAGGAGATACTGGGCCGCGAGGAGAAAAGGGAGAGGCTGGGGATGCCGGGCCTAAAGGAGACAAGGGCACTACATTCGTCCCAAGTGTGGACACCGATGGAAATATAAGCTGGAGCAACACAGATGGAATCACCAATCCCGAAACAGTCAACATAAAAGGGCCAAAAGGAGACAGGGGAAGTGATGCGACTGTCCCGATTGCTACAACTGAAACTCTTGGCAAGGTTAAGCCCGACGGTAAGACAACATTCATAGACGAAGACGGAACACTCCACGCAAAAGGCGGAGGCGTGACCGTTACCCCTAAACCCGTAAACAACCCAACAATTGAAAATGCAAACACATCTGTCACAATTAAATGGCAAGACCCTGAAAACACGGTAATCAGTGGCTCAACATTTTCTACATGGGCTGGCACAAAACTTGTAATGAAAGAAACGGGCTATCCTGCAAATCCAGATGACGGAACGCTTGTGGTTGATAATACGGTTCGAGATAAATACAAAACCACAGGCTATACAGTCACAGGGTTAACAAGCGACAAACAATATTACTTCGTGCTGTTCCCATACAACACTGATGGCGTATACAACTACGATACAGGAAACAGACTTCTCGGTGAACCAGGGGAATTGAAGATTGTCACATTCGCTGACGGAACGGATGCTGAAATAGCAAGGATGATTAAAGCGCACTACGCAGGTAAAATCAATATTGGCGAATATTGGGCGGTTGGCGACAAGAGAACCATCCATCACAATACTATGGATGCAACAGGCGTGAGTGAGTCACACAAAGCAAATGATTATGCTTATGTGATCATCGGAATTGAACATGACGACTTGGTAACTGCTATCAATGGCAAGGCCAAAGCCGCTATTACAATTCAGACGGAACGCCTGCTGTATTTAGACACTACGACAGAATATAACAATTCTCTCGATGCATCTCATGAATGTGGTTATATGAATAGCTCAGATATGAATAGCGGCGGTTGGGAAGGTTGTGAAAGACGTACATGGTGTAATAATGTGTACAAGAAATGTTTACCTGCTTATGTCCAAAGCATGATGAAACAGGTTAAAAAGCTGACATCTGTGGGAGGTCAGAGTAGTACAATCAAGACTTCAAACGATTATGCGTTCTTACTATCTGAAATCGAAATTTTTGGTGACATTCCATATTCTTTTGGAGGTGAAGGAACACAGTATCAATACTTTAAGAATGCGACCGCAAACAGGTATAAAAGCCCACGAACTAGCAATTCTTATACGTCTGGGATTTGGTGGGAGCGTTCGCCTCGCCGCAGTGCCAATGAGTCCTTCTGTGTTGTGAATGCGACAGGGAATACGAACATCGCCGATGCCAGTCAAGAAAGGAGCCTCGCCCCTTGCTTATGTTTCTAAAATCCTAGTAAATTAATGAATTATTTATAGCTGAATGGCTAAGAACAGGAGGTGCATATGGATAAAAAGGAAATTGCAAATATTTATAAAGCAATTAATAGAGTTTCAAACAGACTGAATGAAATGTCTGAAAAACTTGACTTGGTGATGCAAATGCTTAATGCGGAATCTAATCGTAAAATTCTAATTAATGGTGATGGTATTGACGGTCTGGCTGAACTTGTATCAACGCATGATTCGGCACTTGATGAACTGGCTACTTTAGTTGCAGGCATTGGAGGTGGAAACAATGGTTAAATTTTTCGAAGAACGAGTAATCAATGGGCTGAAAAAATGGACAGATGTTCCTGAGCTGTGGAATGCAAAGGTGATTGAAAAGTTGAAAAAAGATGACTATGTGCTGAATGAGGATGGGACGGTAGAAAGAGCAGGTTCACTACAGTAAACGTTATGCACGCAGGAAAAATTTGAGAGGATTTTTGTATGACAAATAATCAAAAAGTAGTTCTCAGGAAAATTATTTATGCGGTCGAAACTGGCGAACAGGTTTACGGACAGCAGGATTATTCGGACTTCACGGAAGCCTACACCAATTCTTCTGAAGAACACGCAATCACAATCGGGGCGGGACAGTGGTACGGAATCGAAGCTAAAACACTTCTGGAACGAATTTACGATGCCGACCCGGAACAGTGGAAGAAGATAGACAAGGTCAGACTTTTGGAACAGGTCCAGACCGCAAACTGGGAATGTTTTAATATTTCCAGGGTATCACAGCTCGCAGACACTATAGTTGCTCTTATCTCGTCCGATTTAGGCGTTAAATGCCAAGATAGCCTTATGGATGAACAGTTATCCACCTATGCAGACGAAGCCCTTAAGCAGGGCGTTACAGACGCCAGAGCGCAAGCTATGTGCGTGAACTTTAGACACCAAGGCGGACAGGGAGCAGTAACGAGGATTTTAGCAAAGACTCAGAAGCCATATACGCTTGATAATCTCTATGCAGCCTGCCAGACGGACACAGGGAATCAGGTGGGAGCATATAAGGACAGACAGAGATTTGTTTATAATGCGTTGAAAACATATTTCCCGGAAAGTGAGGAGACAGACATGAAAGCAATTGATAAATTAATCCAGATCGCAAAGAATGAAACCGGATATCTTGAAAAGGCAAGCAATAGTCAGCTTGATAGTAAGACAGCAAATGTCGGAGAAAATAATTATACGAAATACTGGCGAGATATTAAACCGGATTATCAAAGGCAGCCATGGTGCGCTGCATTCGTGAGTTGGTGCTTCATGAAAGCATTCGGCTTAGACACAGCGAAGAAACTTTTGAAGCACTGGCCATACGTTTACTGTCCGACAATGGCGGATTTGTTTACCCTGAACAGCAATCCGAAGATTGGAGATATTGTTATTTTTTATCGAAATGGCACATTTACACATACCGGAATCGTAACAAAGGTATCAGGAGATCGATTCTGGACAGTCGAAGGAAACACTTCTGGTGGCTCTACAATTATCGCAAATGGTGGTGGCGTATGTCAGAAAAGTTACTACAACAGCAACCTTCCCGGAACAAAATTCTGTACTCCAAATTACAGTTTAGTTAAAAATACAACGTCAGTTTCAGACTCAGATACAACCAAAAAGCAGAACACCAGAGCCTATATTGCACAGATCAAAAAGGACACAAAATGCTATACAAAATCAAACAAAAACAGCCCGTCAAAACTGTTTCCGCAGTTAAAAAAAGGTGCAGTTGTAGAGGTGATGAAGTACACAGAAACAGACAGTTCGGGGCTGAAATGGTATTTCATCCGCATCCCACATCCGACAGAAGGGTTTGTTTTTGAATTTATTCCAAAAGGAACATTCACCAGAATTACAGAAATTTCTAAATGATTTTCCCGGGGAATTAACCCCGGGAGTTTTATCTTTAAACATATTTAGTATCATTTCGGAAGTTTTAGACTGTTATCGTTAGTCACACGTTAGTCACAAATAAAAATATTGTTTCCTAATATAATAGTGCTAAAAACACTGTATTTACAGGCATTTGCACAATTTTCTAAATTCTATTTGTTAGTCACAATCAATAAAATTAGAATAATGAAAATGAAATGTGGGAAATCCTTGCAAAATCGCTGAAAACGTTGATTTTAATAGGGTTTCCGGCATTTCGATAATGATATTTCGGTTGTTTTAGAAAGATTAAAATGGGTTCCGTTAGTCACAGTTAGTCACAAATGGAACTTTTATCTTTTCTATTTCTGTCCGGAGTTCTTCCAGTGTTCTGTGGCCGTACACAGCGTTTGTAACATCTCCACCAAAAGAGTGGCCGAGCATTCGCTTTCGGTCATTCTCCCGGACACCGTATTTTTCACACAGCGCAGAAAAGGTATGTCGACAATCGTGCGGCGTGTGTTTCGGATTTCCGACTATTCCCAAACGTTCCAGTGTAGGATAGAACAACGCTTTTCTATGGTGTTGCTGAGTATATACACATAGTTTTCCATCTTGTGCCAGCACTTTCTGTTCAGCAAAATGGTATATGGCAGGATGTATCGGAACAATTCTGTTTTTACCGGCTTTTGTTTTGATTCCACCTTGAAAGTATTTCTCTTCCAAGTTGGTCGTAAGTTTTAACACTTCACCAATTCTCCAACCAGAATAGCACATAATAAGAATGAGCTGCACTTCTGGATCGTTGGCATTATCCCATAAAGTTTGTAGTTCCTGATCAGAAAATGGCGTTCCATGTTCGGTGTCATTATCAGCATTAACATGGACATATAACGCCTTATTTTCCGTTACAATTTCTGAGTATACGGCATATTTGTACATCTGCTTGAATAGAGTTAAAATAGCCATCTGGCTTTGCTTTTTCAGCTTGCAATCATCAATAACCTTTTGCATATCAGGAGCCTTTAAATCTTCGAATATGCGATTGTGCAGAACGGTGCAGTTCGTGTAAGCCGTCCGATATGCTTCCCTTGAACTGCATGACAGTTTTGTCCCATTTGGGAACTTCCACGCATAAAACTGTTTATATACCTCTGAGAACGTCAATTTCTTGATTTCCGGGTGCTTATCCTCTACACCCTTGATTGTATTGTAGTCGGCAATCAAGCGGCTTATAAGAGTGTCTATGTCGGTTGTGGGGGATACCTCAAGAGTCCGCTCCATGCCTGGTTGATACGTGCCGGCTTTGTAAGCTGTCAGGACAGTAAAGCCTTTTATCCAGTCATCCACGTAGCAGATCGCCGGCGGACGTTTTAGTTTGCCAGTATCATCCGGTGTAGCCGGTGGATGCACTGCGAAGCAGTTTCTCCGGTTCTTGCCAAGGTACCGAATAGAGCCGAAGTTATTCGGCAATTTTGGATATTTCTTTCTTTTCTTCGCCATTTTTATTCCTCTTTTCTTTATGTAGCTGTTTTTAGGTATAAAAATAACAGCCGAACAAATTTTCTGTCTTGTTCGACTGCTCCGAAGATGATACAATATGTTTTGCCAGAATATAGCATCTCTCCGGAGATGTATAAACGCCGTCCCGGTACGCCAATGCCAGGGCGGTTTTTTATTTAATTATGTGATTTCCAATTTGATCTCATTATAATTCCAACAATCCAATATATTCCGCCAGAACAAGCACCCAATATTAAAATCCAGAACCAGCTTAGATACCATGGCATTTTCCGCTTTATATACGGTGTACCTGAACTCGCCGCTGAGGACGCAGAGGAAGATGCAGAATTATTAATGATGATGTCTCTGTTGTTAGAAGTCAACTGCTCTACTTGTTTTCCGCACTTAGGACACACTACGCAGTCGTCGTCAATAAGTTCTCCGCAGTGCTTACAATATTTTTTCTTTTCATTCATGATAAACACCCTCCTGATATGTTTTCGCCACGCTTCGCACTTTTTATGCGGATTATGTATTTTGTACCGCTGATTTTGCGATATTATGTAAAGTACGGTTATATGTGGTATTTTTATTTTATCATTTTACGAACATATTGTAAAGATTTAGAACGAAATAGAGTGATTTAGATGAAAAAGAAATGTTTTAAGTGCTTTGTACTTCTCTTGCTGATCTATAAGGTATTTAGTCTTGTACATACCCCACAAAAGATAATTTCCAATAATAATCAGAAGGATATGCAGATAGTTCATTCGTATACGGTATATCAGGAGCATTCTGTCCAGAAGTATCCGCATACAAACAACGGCGGTGGAAAAGTTTGTGATCTCGCATTTTTCTTCTGTGAAAGCATAATTTTCTTTGAGATTGTAAAGTTTGCCTATGAAATAACAAAAGTCCATGTGTATATTTGGCAGTTGCCAAGAGTCGGAATAGATGGTATAATAGCAAAAACGAACTAATGTTCGGTTCTATTTCCCACAGCCGGACATATACTGTAGTGTAGGTGGTAGTTGTGACAGGGAGGATTATTTATGGATTATAAGAAGGAAATTATTGAGATGATAGAGAATACTGAAAATGAGGGCAAGTTAAAATTTGTCTATACAATTCTTATCAAATATCTAAAATCAAAGAAGCAAGGGGATTAACCCTTGCTCTTTTTGTTTAGTGATGAAACTATTTGTTTTATTGCTTTCTTATCTTCTTTATCGAGTGCTTTGTATTCCTCGATAAAATCTAAGATGTCAGGTTCTGACATAAGATTTCCAATTATGATTGCATAATCGTCATCGCTTTTAGAACCCATGAGGTATGTCGGTGTTACTTCCAAAACGCCACATAGAAGCTCAATGGTGTCCATATCTGGTTTACACTTATCTTTTTCCCAGTCGCTAATTGAATTATGCTTTGCATTGATTTTTTCTGCAAGTTGCTTCTGAGTCAGCTTCTTTGCCGTTCTGGCTTGCTTGATTTTCTCGCCAAATGTCATTATCGGTTCCTCCTTTCATGATTAATAATAATATAGAAATTTCGAACTGTCAATAAAATAATTTCGATTTTCTCGAAATTTCTTCTTGACATTCGGATAGTTCGAAGTTATACTGTAATTGTTCGATGAGAACGAAATTCAAACAGAAAGGAGAAATGAGAATGTGCGTTGGTAAAAAAATTAAGTCATACCTTGAGAACAACGGCATAACACAGACATTTGTCGCCAATAAAACTGGCATTCCTGTTCAGAAACTCAATCTTTCTCTCAATGGAAATCGCAGATTAGATTTCGATGAATACGAATTAATTTGCGGGGCGTTATCTGTTGGGACTGACAAGTTTCTTGAACCGAAAATTCCAGAGCAGAAAGGAGTATAAATGAACGAATTACAGATTTTTAATTCAGGAGAGTTCGGAGAAATTCGAACAATAGAAATTGACGGGAAACCGTATTTTGTTGGAGCTGACGTTGCGAAAGCACTTGGTTACAAGGACACGGTTAATGCACTTAAACAGCATTGCCGTGGGGTGGTAAAACACCACCTCACAGATTCTCTCGGCAGGAATCAGGAAGCAAGTTTCATAACAGAGGGAGATTTGTACCGCTTGATTATGAAATCGAAACTTCCATCAGCAGAGAAATTCGAATCATGGGTTATGGATGAAGTTCTTCCGACAATCAGAAAGACAGGCTCATACCGGAAACCACTGACGACAGTTGAACAGATACAGGTTATTGCGACAGGATTCTTAGATCACGAAGAACGGCTTAACAGACTTGAAAACACCATGACTATTGACTATGCACAGCAGGAAGCTATTAGGGACTTAGTGTCAAGTGTCGTAATTGCTCACCTTGGTGGGAAAGAATCAAATGCTTACAAGGAAATTGGCAAGAAAGTATTTGCTGAATGCAACAGGGATATAAAGACTTACTTCACAGTAAATGCCCGCAATAACATTCCTAAGCTGAGATTTGAAGAATCTATGGAATATGTCAGAAATTGGCATCCATGCACCAATACAGTAATGATGATACGTGACTGTAACGCTCAAATGAGTATCAGTTAGAAAAGAGGTTTATATGAGTGCAGTTGATAATTACGTAGAGCAGAATGCACAGATTCATCAGTTCGCCGCAGAGGTTGCGAGAATCATATCAGGCATTCCACAGATGCCGGAGTTCTCGTCAGAGAATATGACCGTAGCCGACGCGAGTCAACTGATCGGACTTCCTATTACAGCAATCCGGGCAGGAATTGTGTATGGATGGTTGCCGATTGGCGTGGCTGTGCAGAATAACAAGCCAGCAAAAAGCCTTTCCGGTGGACGAATCACATACATCATAAGCCCTAGGAAAGTCTATGAAGTAACTGGTCATGTCTGGAAAGGCAAAGAGGCTCTCAATAAGTGAGTGCCCCGGAGGGAGCCGAAACCTCCACCCCGGAGCTTTGCACCACTAAAACACCTTAGTGGATAGATACATTATAGTTCTCTATCTGCTAATTGTAAAGACAAATAAGAAAAAATAAGGAGAAATTAGCTAGATATGAGCGAAATTAGAAACAAAAATCAGCCAACATGGGCTGACATCGAAGTAACACTTGCGACTGAAATTGTCGAAGAAAGCAAGAAAAAGTCAAAAAGATGGTTCACAGCATGGGTTGTGACGGCTGCCGCACTGGTGGCAAGCAACCTTGCGTGGATTGCAGGAGAAATGAAATAAAATGAAAGAATATATGTTGATCGCCGTATGCATGCTCGCCGGGAAATATGTGGATATACCTATCTGGCTAAACATCTTTTTCGGTATCTCGGCAGCATGGGCAGTACGCCAGATGGAAGCAGACTGGCAGTAGGAAATAAGGAGGATAAGAAGATGTTCGAGAAAGAGATTGATGAAATTTACGGATTATGCAAAAGAGTCGTGAACGAAGTTCCGACAGCAAGTGTCTCATTCGATTATTCAATTTATGGATTGAGAGCATGTGGACTCAAGAGAAAAGAAGACGCTGCCCTTCCCTACGGCAAATTCAAGTGGGATTTGTACCAAGACGTATCTTTTAATCCATTTTACGAGAAAGAAAGCCGTGAAAAGCTTAATAAAATCAAAGCATTCTTGTTGGAACTTCTGATAGATGGGAAGTGTCCAAATGAGTAAACAGATAGCGATTATGAAACTTCTTCCCAGTCTGGAGATAGCAGGATGTATCAACGAGCTGCTCAGAGAGCTTCAGTCCAGAGGTGATTACATTCTGGATTATGAAAACTGTGATATGTCTCTGGATCATGTGGAATACCACAAAGCCGAAGATATTGATGGAGAGAAGTTCGGAGATGCTTCAGACAACCTGTACTGTTTTTTCAAGGCGGTGTGAACATGGATGAGAGAATTAATGAAGTTCTGAGATTGATTGATATACAGCTTGCCACAGTCCCGGATAACCCCATTGAAGAATCATACAAGGCAAGAATGCTAGCAAACTATGTACAGGCTCTAAATGGGCTTTTAACGGCTCAGAAATCGTATAAGGAGGAAACGAATGAGTGAATTTGAAATCCGTATTCCGGCAAGAAAGAAACAACTGGTAACCGGAAAAGACAATCAGGTTGTAAAGGTTTCATCAGACGCACACAACGCACTGGTCGAAATCTATAACGAATCAACCTTATCAATGAAAGATATTGCAAGCTTGCTGATTATTGAGGGCAGCAAACATGTGGTTTATGACAAGGAGGAATAGAAGTGAATATATATGAGAAGTTAGGTATTATTCAGTCAAAGCTGAAAGCCCCTAAAGGACAGTACAATTCCTTCGGGAAATACAAATACAGGAGCTGTGAGGATATTCTGGAGGCTGTAAAACCGCTTCTGGCAGAAACAAAGACTGTGTTAAGCGTCACAGATCGGATGGAAGTTGTTGGAGACAGAATATATGTCAGGGCAGAAGCTCATCTGAACGACTGTGAAGATACCGGTGAGATTACAACTGTTGCTTATGCAAGGGAAGAAGAGTCTAAGAAAGGCATGGATTCTTCACAGGTGACAGGTGCAGCTTCATCTTATGCCAGAAAATACGCTTTAAATGGACTGTTCTGTATTGATGATAATAAAGACAGTGATTCTACTAATACAGGAGAGAAAGGAAAAACGTCCGGCAGGAAAGCGGAATCGGCAAAAGAAACTGAGATGATTAGTTCCGAGACTACTATGTCAATTAAAAATATCATTGATAAGTACCCGGAAGCTAAGCTTTTGGAACAGATTAAAACTCGTTTTAAGGTAAACGATATTAAGTCTCTTACCAAGGAAAAAGGTCAGAAATGCCTGAAGATATTAATTGACTATGACAAACAGCATACAGAAAAGGAGTAACAGCATGAATAAAGTAATTCTTACAGGAAGATTTACACGTGATCCAGAAATAAAGTACACCAATGATGGGACATCTATTGCAAGGCTTTCTATTGCGGTAGACAGAAGATTCGTGAAAGAGGGTTCCGATCAGAAAGCAGATTTTTTGAATTGTATCGCTTTCGGAAAGTCGGCAGAATTTATCGAGAAATATTTTTCTAAAGGAATGAAAGCGGATTTATCCGGGAGAATCCAGACCGGCAGTTACACTAATCGTGATGGACAGAAGGTATACACGACAGACATTGTCGTGGAGGAGATTGAGTTTGGCGAAAGCAAAGGCGCTAACCAGAGCCAGCAGAAGTCGGAGGTGCCGCGTCCAGAAACAGACCCGGATGGTTTTATGAGTATTCCAGATGGAATTGACGAGGAGATACCGTTCGCATGATACAAATTGACAGTAGGGAACACCAGAAAGTTATTGATGGCATTAAGAAAGCATTTGATGCAGCAGGGGAGAAATGGTTTGTGTCGAAGCTCTACGTCGGGGATTACATGAATTACGACAACCCTCGACTGGTTATTGACCGAAAGCAAAATCTTTCTGAATTATGTGGAAATGTGTGCCAGCAGCATGAAAGATTTCGTGCTGAGATCATCCGGGCAAATGAAGCAGGAATAAAGCTCGTGTTCCTGTGTGAGCATGGAAAAGGGATTGAAAAACTGGATGATGTTCTCTGGTGGGAGAATCCCCGAACAAAGAAAAGAGTTAAAAAAAATGGCGTCTGGGTAGAGCAGGAACAGAAAGTTATGCATGGAGATGTCTTATATAAGATTCTTTGCACGATGCAACGCAAGTATGATGTTGAATTTCTGTTTTGTGACAAGAAAAACACTGGCAAAAGAATTTTGGAGATTCTGTCAAATGGATAAAGAAACAATTAAACAACAGAATAGCATGAGGGACGTTCTGAGCAGATATGGTATGGTTCCAAACAGAGCAGGATTTATGCAGTGTCCCTTTCATAACGGTGACCGTACCGCATCCATGAAAATCTATAAAGACAGTTATTATTGCTTTGGCTGTGGTGCAACAGGCGACATATTTACATTTATCCAGAACATGGATAATTGCGATTTTAAGACAGCTTTTACCGTACTTGGGGGGACTTACCAGAAACCAAACTTCTCTTCCAGAATGGCAATATATCACCACCAAAAGCAGATGGAAATGAGGCGTAAGGAAGAACAAAAGAAAAAAGCTGAATTGAAGGAATGTTTGCTTGATATTGATTTTTACCGGGCAGAAATCGAGAGGTGGGAACCATTTTCTGATAGATGGTGTGAGGCATGGAATGCACTTCAAAAAGTGCTGTACTTGCACGGAAAATTGAATAATATACCGTATTAGAAAAGAGGTGATATAGATGGTTCCTTTGAACAAGTTGGATGCAAAATCCATTATGTCTCGGGAAGTGCTGGATGAGGTGTTTAATCAGGAGGATGAGATTTACAGGGCTGAACTGTTGGCCAGCCTTGCGCTTCGAGCATCTGAATTGAGGTGCAAAACAGAGTTTACAAGCGTGGTAAACGCATACAAAAAAGTGCAAAAAGATATAAAAAGGCAAGAACAGGAAGATATCCGGAGGCAATTAAAAGAAACCAGTCTTGTAGAACATTATACGAACTTTACGGATAGTCCCTACGATAGAATGGCCTGTGGAAACTGGATCGCAGCAGATGATGGAATTTGCACTTGGAATTCTGCTACTGGAATAACAGATGTTAGGGCCTGCTATCATCCTATATTGCCGGTTGAACGCTTAAAAAATATTCAGACAGGTGAAGAACAGATAAAAATTGCCTTTAAACGTAACAATAAATGGCAAGAGATTATTGTTCCAAAAGATGTCGTAGCAACTGCATCCAAGATTGTAGGACTATCCAAGAACGGGATAGCTGTAACATCAGAGACTGCCAAACACCTTGTGAGGTACTTATCAGATGTGGAAAATCTGAACGATGAGTACATAGAAATACAATATTCGTCTGGAAAACTTGGATGGATTGGAGACGGTTTCCTGCCATACAGCGAGGAAATCATATTCGATGGGGATGCAAAGTTCAGGCAACTTTTTGAAGCCATTCGGGTAAAAGGAGATAGGGAAACTTGGTATGAACATGTAAAAAAGATCAGGCAGCAGGATAAATTCGAAATTAAGTTTATGCTGGCAGCGTCTTTCGCCAGTGTTCTGATTAAGCCATTGGATGCGCTTCCATTTTTTACCGACTTATGGGGTCTTACCGGAAACGGAAAGTCTGTTACCCACATGCTGGCCGCTTCAGTCTGGGCGGATCCGTCCGAAAACAAGTACATAGGCAACTTCAAGAGTTCGGATGTGGGCCTGGAAGTAAAAGCTGACATGCTCAATAATCTTCCCCTTATCCTTGATGATACAAGCCAGAAGGATAAGAAGATTGAGGAAAACTTTGAGCGAATCGTGTATGATCTCTGTTCCGGCCAAGGAAAAACCAGATCCAACAAAGAACTTGGCTTAACAAGAGAAAGCACGTGGAAGTTGTGTATCCTCACAAACGGTGAGTATCCATTACAGTCCTACGTAAACCAGGGTGGCGCTGTAAACCGTATTCTTGAAGTAGAATGCACGCATGATAAGTTGTTCGAGAATCCGCAAGATACCATTGATATTCTCAAAAAAAACTATGGCTTTGCCGGAAAAGACTTCGTGGCAGTACTGGAAGAAATGGGTGTTGATAAGATTAAAAATATCCAGCAGGAGATTTTAAAAAAAATCGCATCAGACGATAAAACAGATAAACAGCTACTTTCCTTATCGATTGTCCTGACCGCGGATAGAATCGCCGCAGATATGCTTTTTAAGGATATGCAGTATATTGATATACAAGATGCCAAAAACACGCTTGCTGATGTATCGGATGTATCCCCGAACGAACGTTGTTATGAATATCTGGTGGATATGATTGCTATGAATGAGCAGCGCTTCGACGTTGATACACCTTGTGAAAAATGGGGAGATCCCATCGAAAAAGATGGAGAAATGAACCGGTTAGTGTACTTCTACCCGACTGCGCTCAACAACATCTGCAAAAATGGCGGATATTCCAAAAAAGCGTTTCTGTCATGGGGTATGAAGATGGGACTTGTTATTTCCAACAATAAGTACGGTAACATCTTAAAAAGAGAGTCAGAAAGCAGAAATCCAAAAAAGTTTTGCTGTTTGAGAGTGGTAAATGATCTTGATAGATACCTGGAAGAGCAGAAAAAGGCGAGTTTGTTCCAGATATCGGATCCGATATTTGATTAGTTTTGTAACCGAGTAACCTTGTAACTTTTCAGAATATATATATATATATAGAAAAATAAAAATATGAGAATGAAATTATTTTTTTCTCCTATATAGGGAATATGTGAGTTACACGGTTACACGGTTGCAAACGTCTCAAACTCGCATAAATACTGGATTTTTTTGTAACCCAAATGAAACCGGATTTTTTAAATAGGTTACATATAAAGGAGATGGAAGATGAAAGTAGAAGCTAAAGATATTCCAATTATACAAAGGTTTATGACAGAATTCTGGAAAGTTATAAAGGAGTTCTATCAGGTGGAGCTTACGGACGACTATTCTGAACAAGTGTGTAATCGCTTAGATGAGCTTGGAGAGTTGGCGGGTATATGTCCTGATCAGAATGATAAGCAGTTCATTCTGGGCTGTATATTAGCTTTAAACAATGCTTTAAGTTCTAAGCAGAGAGGATTGAGAAAGAATGTACAACACGAAGAATAGATACAAACAGAGACAGGCTCTCAGGAAAGAAATTTATATGTATATCGTCAGTTATATTAAACTGGTTGGATATGCACCGTCGATTACGGAGATTTCTGAAAAGGTAGATGCCGGGAGAGCTACGGTCTGGAAACATATCAATCAGTTGATTGATGATGGTTTACTCAGAACAAACCACCCCAGTACCGACAGGGCATATACTCCAGTTGGGTACGGAATGAGAAAGATAAACAAGGAGATAAAATGAAACTTTATGACATTGTTACAGCAGATGGTGAATTTGTAGAGCCCTTGACGCAAAGAGAAATTATGAATAAATTCGGACTTACAAAATGCAGATTCCGTACATTCTTGGATAACAGCTATCCGATTGACGGCAAATATTGGATAGATGACTCTGCCGAAGATATGCAGGTGACCAGAAACGGATGTCGGAAGATGTTAAAACAGTTTGATGCTTTAACAGAAAACATAAGGAGGGTTGTTGGATGGGAAGCCTAAAAATCAAGCAGAAAAAGAAAGCATTCATTCCATATACAAATAAACAATCTCATATGTTCGCACAGTCTATCCAGAACTGCCAGAAAGAGTTAAAAGAGATGGAGTTAAAAGCCTTTGATGATGGGTTCGAGGATGGAAAGAACTGGTCTGACGTGCTGAATTTTGTGATTTTGTTCTATGTAATGCACGAATTACATGGATGGGGATGGAAACGTTACATGAAGTCCGTAAAAAGAATTAATAACTACATCAATGATATCAATTCTGGAAAAACATCATTGTCTGAAATGGTTGATAATCTGGAAAAGAAGCATCACATTCAGATTTGTGATGATTATAAGGAGCTGATTAAGAGATATGGAGCGTAAAGCTGCGCTGGTGATTTATTTGCAGAATAACAGACAGATAGCATTTGGATAGGAGAAATAAATGGATTTAGAGCAAAAAGCAATTGAGAGAATTCGACTTGCATCTGATCTTTCGTTGAAACATTATGGAAAGCCACTTGTGTGCACATATTCCGGAGGAAAAGACTCCGATGTGATGCTAGAACTCTTTCGCAGGAGCGGCATACCATTTGAGGTACACAATAGTCACACCACGGCAGATGCACCGCAAACTGTACGGCACATACGAAATGTATTTAAAAGTTTGGAAGAAAAAGGAATTAAATGCGAAATAGAAATGCCGAAGTATAAAGGCGAACATATCACGATGTGGAAATTAATTCCATTAAAATTGATGCCACCAACAAGGCAAGTTCGCTACTGCTGTCAAGTTCTTAAAGAAACAGGGTGCACAAATAGATATATTGCCACTGGTATAAGATGGGCTGAAAGCAGGCAGAGAAAAGAAAGAGAAGAATTTGAAAAAATTGGTGCGACAAAGGCAACTAAAGAAAAATTCACATCAGTTATGCTAATGAACGACAATGACGCCAATCGCAGAATGAATGAACTTTGTATGCAGAAAAACAAAATGGTTGTCAATCCCATCATTGACTGGAAGGATTCTGATATATGGGAATTTATCAATTCAGAGCATATAGAAACTTGTGATTTGTACAAATGTGGATATGATCGTGTTGGCTGTATTGGCTGTCCTATGGCCGGGAAAAAGAGGTGTAAAGAATTTGCAGATTTTCCTAAGTACAAACAGTCTTATATTAGAGCTTTTGAAAGAATGTTAGATGCTCGAAAAGAAAAAGAATTAGAAACTCAATGGGAGACCGGAGAGGATGTATTTAGGTGGTGGATGAACGACGACAATTTAGATGGTCAGATGGAATTATCTGATTTTATTGAATATTAAAATCATGGAGGACTGCACAATAGCGTGTCAGTTACTTACATGGGGAAAGTGAGGATGGAAAATGAAATTATATTTCTACATTTTAGACAATGACAGAGAATTCAATCCGGAAACTAGAACATTCGGAGACCCTGTTTTTAAAGTCAGAGTTGAGGAATGCGAGGTAATTGAGAAACCAAAGACGTACAGAGCAGTAGCACAGTTTCCAGAAAGACTTTACATTGGATATGTAAAAAAAGAAGATATTGGAAAAATTTCTGGTTCTTCAACACCGTACATTGCGTTGGAAGAACCTAATTATCAGTTCGTAAAAGAAACATTCTTGGAAAAATACAATAATGATATTCGCAGATTTAAAAACATAATTGCAATGTACGAAAATAAGATAGCTGCGGTTGAGAATTACAAGGAGGACGCAAAATGTTAATCAGAAGTCAGAATAAAGAGATATTAGTTAATTTTAATGTATCAGCTGGTATCGAAATTGCAGAAGGAACTACAAAAAACAGTTGTAACATCATATATCACTGGATGCAGTTATTTACTCGGAGAATATTCCACCAGAGAAAAAGCTATGAAAGTACTGGACATGATTCAGGATGCATATGCAGATGCAAAATTAAATGAAATTCTTCTTCCTGATGTCTGCAAATCGGCTAGTGAATCTCAGAGGGGAAAAGATAATACATCAATTGCAAAAACTATTAGAAAAGATTTTATGAAAAAAATGATATTCCAGATGCCAGAGGATAGTGAGGTGGAAGTATGAGCGACGAAATGACATTTGCGCAGAACGAAGACGGCACATTTAGTGCATACGATGATACCTATGACATTGTAATACACTGTGAAACAGAAGCTGAACAGAAGAAAGCCATTGATCTGATGAATTCTAATAGATGGATTCCAGTTGATGAGAGACTACCAGAACCGGACAAATACATTGCCATATCACTTGATAACTGCGATATTCCGGCAATCGGAAGATATACGGTTGATAATGAAGGTGGAGGCACATTCAGAGTCGGAAACCAGGACGAAAGTTTTCTTGAAATTGGCTTATTTGTCAATGCCTGGATGCCGCTTCCAGAGCGCTATGTGGAGGACAAGATAATGGATGTAACAATTAAGTTCGTGAAAGGCGGTGGAGTTGAATGAAATATCCAGAAGAAATGTATATTGATAGTCAGATATTCGCAGGGGATATGGATGGCTCGGAATCAAATCTGACAGAAAAAATCGTAAAAATAAGGGTTTCTCATTTATGCTGCGTATGTGAAAAACAGGTACCTAAAGGCGAAAGAATGTTGAATCAAAAAGCAATAGTAGAAGGACAAGGTTGGCGCAGTTGCTATATCTGCCTACCATGTGTTGAAAATTGGTTAGAAGAATCAGGACAAGTAGAGGATGGTGGAGTTAATGAGAGAAATTCTTTTTAAGGGAAAGAAAAAAGATAACGGTGAATGGATAGAGGGATACCTGTTGGATGGTGGAATGCCGGGAGAAAAGCGAATATTCATAGGGAAATTGGTAATAGGCAAATGGACCGTTATGGCGGATGAATTTGACGAAGTTGATCCGGATACAATATGCGAGTACACAGGATTAACAGATAAGAACGGCAAGAAAATCTGGGAGAATGATATTTTGATGTGTCATGGAAATTCAGAAGACCTTGTAAAAACGGTATTTGGAGAATTTGGTGTAAGAAATATTGAAACCGGGTCCATAGTAGATAAAGTTGTCGGATGGCATTATGAGATTATTCCGACAGACGCAATCAGCAGATGTGAACCATTCTGCTATTCAATGCCACTGACCAAAGATTATATCGACAGGTGCGAAATGGAAGTAGTTGGAAGCATTTTTGACAATCCAGAATTATTGCAGGAGGAATCAGATGAGTAAATCAGTATTAGTGATAGACGCACCAGAAAATTGCTATGATTGCCCGTTCGGAACTTCATACTGCGGTGAACTTGAATATGTGGGTTATTGTGAATTAGCTGATTGTTTAGATTATGATGTAATTCTGATGACAGAAGAACATTATGATTACGAAAGCAAATCAAGACCTAAATGGTGTCCATTGAAGCCATTGCCGGAGAAAAAAGAGTATATCGTTCCGAATGACAATGTAGAATCACAAAAAGATATTATTGCGGTTGGTTGGAATGCCTGCTTGAGAGAAATTACAGAAACAAGCGATGAAAACAAGCGATAAAAAGTAAGCGATAAGAGGTGGAGAAATGATTATTTTAACTGGAAAAATCGTGTTTGTAAAGACACAGGAAGAATATTTGAGTGTTCTGAAAATGGCAAAGCTTCAGGGATTCACATGGGCGAGAGTAAACCATTTAAACCCTGTCGAAATTCCAATTCCAAACATATTGAATTTTTATAGTAGCAAGATGGTCACTTGCAGAGACAATGAAAGGATATTGTGCGAAGCGTCCGAAATCGTCAAAGATGAAGAAAAAATCAAGGATGCAGTAAAACTTGTCAGAACATTCACTAAATACCCAGACAGAACAGCATTGACGGAACCATTTATTGAGTCCTTGAAGTTGCTTGCAGATACTGTAGAAAGTCAGATGGAAGAGGTGAAGTAGATGGAGAGATTAACAGAAAGAGAAAGAAATGTTGATGGTACAGGAGTTGCAAAAGAAGAAATTACGGATGGATTATTAAAACCGTTTGCGGATAAAATTCTTACGAAACTTGCTGTTTATGAAGACTTAGAAGAACAGGGCTTGCTTGTGAGATTGCCGTGTCCTATTGGCACAACTGTATGGGACATATGCGGCATGGATATTCGGGAAAACGTGTTAAGTGGAATTGAATGTGGCAAAGATGGCAAACAGTTTTTGTGGGCAAACCATGATGAATGGCTCGGAGAATTAAATGATTTGGTATTCCTCACCCGTGAAGAAGCCGCGAAGAAGCTGGAGGAGATGAAGAATGACAAGGCCTGAGATTACGGCAGAATTATCAACCATGATTGAAAAGAAAATCAATCCGAACAACGATCCTCGTATCTACTGGGCAAAAGAGGTGACGTTTGATTATTCTACAAACCATGCAGTTAGAGTGGACTATATGAAATTTGTTCCAGTGAACAATAGTGTTTCCGGGATAGAAAAAGGTGATTGCTATTGCTATGAAATCAAGTCATCTATTGAAGATTTCAAATCTGGCCATGGATTGAATTTCATTGGAGATTACAATTATTTGGTTATGCCAGGGGAATTAGCTGCAACAGTATTTTTGAAAATCCCGTATCATGTAGGAATATATGTCCCAGAAGGAAACGAACTTATATGTGCCAAGAAAGCCAAACGAGCCAACAGAGCGAGGCCTGTATCTGAAATACTTCTGATGATGTTTCGGTCTGCAAACAGAGATTACAGGAAAACGGTAAAGAAACTGGAGGAGATGAAGAAATGAATAACAGACCTACACCAGACATAACGCCAAACCTTGCTATATCAGCATACCGCGTATTACAACAATATTGTACTAGATAGCCAGCGGATTGCAAAGGTTGCGGATTCTACGAGCACTGTCCAGAATGTTTTCAAGGCATACCATGTGACTGGAGTTTGAATGAAGAAGGTGAAATAAATGAAGTTAAGAAAGGCAACACTGATTGATTACGGAGTACCGCCGGATGATATACCGACATTACAAAGTCACTTGCGGAATCTTAGTGAGAGCGATAAATATAATCTGTTACAGGTATCTATCAAATATGCGCCCGGCATCGAATCACAAATCTATGACAGCATCGTGAACAGTATTGGTTATCGGACAATGGAGAAGATCAGGACAGTTCCTGCAACAGAGAATGACTTTTACGGATACAAACGCAAGGTCATGGCGGAATATTATCATCTGGCCAAACTGATTGGCAGGCTTTAAAAAAAACTTAAAAATTTATAAAAGTGGTAGAGAGCTATGTACGCCCTAGTATGGTATTATAGTATATATAACTATAACTATGCTAGGGCGTTTTTATGTCTGGAGGTGAGAAGGTTAATATGGCGGGAAAGTATGAATATTGGCTTTCTCAAGAAGGTCAAGTACTTTTAAAAGGTTGGGCTAGAGATGGTTTAACTGACGAGCAGATTGCAAAAAATATGTGCATTTCCCCATCGACATTATATGAATGGAAAAAGAAATATTCGGAGATTTCGGAGTCCCTAAAAGAAGGGAAAGAAATAGCTGATTACTTAGTAGAAAATGCACTTTTCAAAAATGCTCTTGAGGGGAATACCACGGCTCAAATATTCTGGTTAAAAAACAGAAAACGTGATAAATGGAGAGATAACCCAGAACCGGAAATGAAAGAAGAAAAAGAGGAGGGCATAGTAATTGAACTTACCAGAAACGGAGAGAAGATATAAAGTATATAAACATACTGTGCCTGATGGCAGAGTGTATATAGGAATGACTTGCAAAACAGTAAAAGCAAGGTGGGACAGCGGATATTACGGAAACGATGATTTCTTCAAAATTATAAAAAAATATGGTTGGGAAGGGATTAAGCATGAAATTATATCCGATAATCTCACCAAAGAAGAAGCCGAATTAATTGAACGAAAAAGCATTGCAGAACATCGAAGCAATGAAGAAAAGTACGGATTTAATTTTGACAGTGGTGGAAATTTCGGAAAGAAGCGTTGCGCTCGTACAAAGAAGAAAATGAGTAAGACAGCAACGCAGCTTCATTTCGGCGATAGGCTGCACACAAAAGAAGTTGTAGCTAAAAGAGCAATAACTCAAACAGGAAGAAAGCTTTCAGACGAAACCAAAAGAAGAATTGGCGATTCCCATAGAGGTAGTAAAAGCGTTTCAGCCAAAAGGGTTAATCAGATAGACAGATACAATGGTAAAATAATAAAAACATGGGACTGCACTATGGACGTGGAGCGAGCGTTAGGCTATAAGAATAGTGCCATTTCTCGATGCTGTTCGGGTGGACGTCCCACAGCCTATGGATATGTTTGGAGATATGAAGCAGTATGAAAATATCCGCAGATGATTTATTTCCGTATAATTTCGATAATGTGCTAAGAGATATTTTAGAACACAAACATACTTATTATGTATTCAAAGGTGGACGTGGAAGCTGCAAGTCTTCTTTCGTGAGCATTGTCATTATATTGCTAATGACAAGAAAAGAGAATAGAGATAAGCATTGTATCATATTCAGAAAAACAGCGAACACATTAAGAGATAGCGTTTTTTCACAGATGCAATTTGCTATATCAGCATTGCATCTTGATGGTGATTTTAAATGTACTGTCAGCCCAATGAAAATAACATATATGCCGACTGGACAGACTATAATGTTTCGTGGCGTTGATGACAGAATGAAATTAAAGTCGTTAAAAGCTCCATTCGGATACTTTGCTTTTGCATGGCTGGAAGAATGTGATACTTTTACCGGAATGGAAGAAGTACGAAGCATCTTGCAGTCATCGATGCGAGGTGGAAAAGACTACTGGACTTTTATGTCATTCAACCCACCAAAAACAAGACATAACTTCATGAATGAGGAAGTATTAATCCAGAGAGACGACAGATATGTTCATTCTTCTGATTACAGAACGGTTCCAAAGGAATGGCTTGGACAACAGTTTTTTGACGATGCCGAACATCTCAAACAGATTCGCCCAGAAGCCTATGAGCATGAATACCTGGGCGTCCCGAATGGTGACGGCGGAAACGTATTTGAATATCTCGAAATCAGAGATATTACAGACGAAGAGATCAGCCACATGGACCGCATTTTCGCTGGCGTAGATTATGGATGGTACCCGGATGCCTTCTGCTATCTCCGAACTTATTATGATTCTGCCAGAGAGAAGATATATCTGATTGACGAGCTGTATGTAAATAAATGGAGCAACTCTAAGACTGCTGATTGGATCAAGAAAAAAGGCTATGACGATTACACAATGATATGTGATTCTGCGGAACCTAAGTCTGTGAATGACTTCCGGGATGCCGGACTTCCTGCAAGAGGAGCAATCAAAGGACCGGGAAGTATCGAGTATGGTTTCAAATTCTTACAGACAAAGACTATAGTCATTGACCCGAAGCGAACACCGAACGCATATAAAGAAATCACAGAATATGAGTACGATCGGGACAAAGAGGGAAATGTAATAAGTGGTTATCCTGACGGAGATGATCATGCAATCTCGGCACTTAGATATGCTTATGAGCCGTTGTTTAACAGGAGAGGTTACAGTGCATAATGGGACTTATAACAACACTAAAAAGGTGGTTTAATATGATATTCAAAAAACAAGCCGAAGAGGACTTCAACATTCAGGCAGCAGAATTTCCAGAGATGGAATCGCTGATTAACCGGTGCGCGAACATTTACAGAGGTGCGCCGGAATGGCTGGATGATAAGAATAATATCAAGACGATCAATTTTGCTAAATCTGTCTGCTCAGAAACAGCTCGGCTCGCAACGCTGGCGATCGGCATTCAGATAGACGGTTCTGCAAGGGCTACGTGGCTACAGGAACAGATCGACAAGGTATATTTTCAAATCCGTCACTGGGTAGAATATGGCTGTGCTTATGGAACAGTATTTATTAAGCCAAATGGTGAAAGCATTGACGTATTTACTCCGGCAGATGTGATGATCGTGGACTATGATAATCAGGAAATTAAGGGAATCATATTCAAGGATTCTTATACTGTTGGACGGAAATACTATACACGGCTTGAATATCATAGATTTGTTGAGACTACCGTGGATGGCGTGACGACCTATCCGTACTACGTTTCTAATAGAGCCTATGTATCAAAATCCCCTCAGTCAATCGGTGATAAGATTGACCTTAAACAGACCAAGTGGGCCGACCTCATGACAGATACACCGCCGATACTTAAAGCAAATGGCGAGAAGCTAGATGGACCTCTGTACGGAATACTCCGAACACCGCAGGCGAACAATGTGGATATCAGTACGCCACTGGGCTTGCCGATATTTGCCGAAGCCATTGAGGAATTAAAGGATTTGGACATTGCATACAGCCGTAATGCCGGAGAGATTTTTGATTCTCAGAAGATTGTTCTGGCAGATGATAGACTACTGATGCCAAGCGGCACGCCTGTATCAGCTATGTCACCACAGAGCATGGAGAACAGACGGAACGAGATGAGCTTACCACATTTTGTTAAGAATGTATTCGGACAGGACGAGAAAGAGTTTTATCAAGAAATCAATCCACAACTCAACACAGATACTCGTATAAGCGGCATAAATGCCCTTTTAAGCCAGTTGGGGTACAAGATTGGATTCTCCAATGGGTACTTTGTTTTTAACGAATCTAGCGGTATTCAGACGGCTACGGGAGTAGAAGCAGAACAGCAGAGGACAGTGCAGTTCATCAAAGATGTAAGGGACAAACTGGAATCCTGTCTGGATGAAGTTATTTACGCATTGAACGTCTACGCTGACCTGTACGGGCTTGCACCAGTCGGAGCTTATGAAGTCAATTATGATTTTGGAGACATCCTGTATGTGCGAGAAAACGACCGTGCAAGATGGTGGCAGTATGTGACCACTGGCAAGGTACCGGCATGGTTGTATTTTGTAAAATTTGAGGGAATGACTGAGGAAGAAGCGAAAGCAATGGTCAAAGAAGCTCAGCCAGACGAACCAAAACTGTTTGGAGATGAATAGTTATGTTAAGCCCAGAATATTTACGCCGGATAACAGAGGGCAGTGAACAGATAGCAGAGGAACTGCATCAGTATATCATCTCTGAAATCGTGTCGCGGATGATGGCAAGAATCGGCAGAGGTGAGGATTATATTCTGACCAATGCTGATGCGTGGAGAATCAGAACGCTACAGGAATCCGGTGTACTGCTAGAGGACATTCTGGCAGAATTATCCAGATATACCAAACGTGAACAGCAGGAACTTCTTGAAGCGTTTGAAGATGCCGGAATCACCGCAATGAACTATGATGACAAGGTATACAAGGCGGCAGGATTAAGCCCTGTACCGCTCGAACAGTCTCCAGCTATGATAAGACTCATGGAGCGGAATATGCTTGCGACCATGGGAGAGTGGAAGAACTTTACAAGAACAACCGCAAGTGCCGCTCAGAGACTCTACATTGAGCAATGCGACCTTGCATATAACCATGTGATGACTGGGGCGGTTGGGTATACGCAAGCCATCAAAGAGGCAGTCAATAACGTTGTGAGTGATGGTGCTACCGTCACATATCCATCTGGCAGAAAAGACACGATTGAAACAGCAGTTGCGCGTTCTGTCAGAACTGGTGTGGCACAGGCTACGGGAGATATATCCCTAAAACGCATGGAAGAAATGGACTGGGATTTAGTTCTGGTCAGTGCGCACATAGGAGCGAGGACGGGTGACGGCGGCGAGAATCCGGGAAATCACTCGTTTTGGCAAGGCAAGATATACTCTCGTTCTGGCAAGAGTAAGAAATTTCCACCTTTCTCATTGACCGGATATGGAACGGCAAGTGGACTATCAGGGGTCAACTGCCGGCATAGTTTTGGGGCGAGTGACGGGGAATTCAATCCCTATGCAGAACTATCAGCACAGGATAAAGCCGACAAAGGAAAGCAGTATGAAAAAGAACAACGACAACGCACTTATGAGCGAAGAATCCGCAAAACGAAGAGAGAGGTTCTTGGACTGCAATCGGCGGTTGATAACTGCAAGGACGAACAGACAAGATTTGCCCTCCAACAAGACCTTGACCGGAAGTCTTATCTTTTACAGAAACAAAATGCTACATATAAAGATTACTGCAAGCAGAACGATCTGAGGGAACTGCAAGACCGGCTCATGATCGCGAAGTGGAACCGCCAGAACGCCGCTAAAGCCAGAGGAGCGGCAAAACGCTATAAAACAGCAAAGGGGATTGACTGATGGATAGATGGGAATATTTCAATCCAAATCCTGTTAAGGATAAGAGAACAGGAGATTGCGTTGTCCGGGCAATATGTAAAGCAACTGGCTTCGACTGGGAAACAGTATTCGCCGGATTAATGATACAGGCATGTACTCTGTCAGATATGCCGAGCGCAAATTATGTCTGGGGAGCGTACCTCTATAAGCATGGATACAGGCGAAAACTGATTGAGCAGTCGGAGCGATATATTTATACAGTCAATGACTTTTGCGCAGATCATCCAACAGGCACATACATTCTCTGTATAGATGGTCATGTGGTGACAGTGCAGGATGGCAAATATTTCGATACATGGGATTCCGGAAATGAGATCCCGGTATATTACTGGGAAAAGGAGAATAAATGAGCATATCAGAATTTGTACAGATTTTCCTCTCTATCTGCGGAGGGGTGTCTATTGTCGGAGGCGCGGCAGCCGTAATTTTTAAATGGATTACTCCGGTATTTCGACTTAATAAGCGAGTAGAGACACTGGAAGAGCATGATAGACGAGATTATGAAAGTCTTCGGAGAATCGCAGAACGAGATTCATTAATTCTGGAAGTGTTATCAACCATGCTAGACAGTCAGATCAGCGGAAACAACGTCGAGGAGTTAAAAAAAACAAAGCAGAAGCTCACGGAGTATCTTGCACAGAATCAGCGTTAATTGCATTAATAAGGGGTATGCTCATGAAATTATATGTGTTCACTAAGAAAGATATAGACAGATTCTTGTTAGAGTGCAATTTTACACCGGACGAAGAAAGACTGTTTCGGCTGAGATGTCAGGAACACACTCTTGAATACTGTGCAGAACAGATGAATGTGAGTATATCCACGGCGAAACGATTAAGCCGGAGGGTGAATAATAAAATAATTAAAGTGTGTTAAGACGACAATAAAAGCCCCAGGATTATCTCTCAGGGGCTTATTTTGCGTCTTTCCAAAATAGAAATATTAAAATTTGCACTTATTCAGTACTATTTCAAGAACAGTTCCGGGCGTTTTCTTAAATTTCTTCTGTATAGGAAATTCTAAGGGTGTTACCCTCGATTTCCCAAAAATAATGATCGCTGTCATATTTTTCGAGGTTTCTAAACTCCTCGATTTCTCCACTTGTCAGTGCCATTTCTACGGTCACCAGTTCGGTTCCCATCTTCCCGGTTTTTATTGCTTCTTTCTCAATTGCTCGATCAATTTTTCTTTCTAACATCTTCTTTTCCCTCCTCCTTATGCCCGAGCGTAAGAAATAAAATTCTGCTCGGTGGTCTCGTCAACAAGTTCCGCCGGGATTCTCACCCAGTTCTCGCCCAGAGAATTTATAAAATCCTCTTTCTGGGACTCTGTGCCGCACAGCCAAGCTGCTGTAACTTTGGCACATCCGAAGTTTTCGGAATTGTTTCGGGCTACCTGTTTCAATTCAAATTTTCTCATCTTTTTTCCTCCGTTCCGCCCCTTGTAGGGGCTGTGTAATTGGTTTTCTTTAACTGTCTTTATTATACATCTATGTGCGTTATATGTCAAGCGTATATGTGCGTTATTTTTATTTTTTTTCTAGCCTGTCGAGCTCTGACAGAACAACATCCCTGATAAAGGCACTGTTGCTCTTGCCAAGACCGAGCTTTTCAATCCTCTCTTTAGTTCCTTTTGGAAAGACAATGTTTAGCCTATAGTTGCTGTTCTCATACTTTCTTACCGCTCTTTTCTGCGCTTCTGTTGCCATGTTAATCCCTCCTTTTTTCTCAATTATAAATCTATGTGCGTTATTACACAATACTTTTTCGATACTTTTTTGAACTTTTTAGATTGATACATCTATGCAAAAATATAATTAGAAAGGCGGTGCATAAGATGGCATTATATAACAATCCTTATCAATATAGTTTTGGTGTTCCGGGACAGATGAACCAATTTCAGCAACAGCCTGTCCAGATGCCAGCTCAACCAGTACAGCAACCACAGCAGAATAATAGTGGCATTCTGTGGGTATCTGGCGAAGTGGGTGCAAAATCCTATCTGGTAGCACCCGGGACAAGCGTTTTACTGATGGACAGTGAAAGTGAAAAGTTCTACATAAAATCCACAGACGTTTCCGGTATGCCACAACCATTACGGACGTTTGAATACCATGAAGTAGGTGCTCAGATGCCGCCTAAGCAGTCTGTTCAGAACATGGACAGTAAATATGTCACCAGACAGGAATATGATGATTTGAAGGGCAAATACGAAGCTATCATAAACCGATTAAATTCATTTTCTGAACCTGTTAGAGCTAATACCGTGCAGGAATCAGCAGTCAAGGGAGGAAACGCAGATGAGTAATCCATTATTTAACACCCTCGGTGGTGGGATGTCACAGGGAAACGGGCCAATGCAGATGATACAGCAGTTCATGCAATTTAGACAGAATTTTAAGGGAGACCCGAAAGCAGAAGTTGAGAAGATGTTACAGTCTGGGAAGATTTCTCAACAGCAACTTAATCAGGTTCAGCAGATGGCAGGGCAATTCCAGCACATGTTGAAAGGAATGAAATAGTACATTACAATCTGGCCAGATTGATGTAAATACACAAAAAAGGAGATTATATTATGGATGGAAATTATAGCTTAGCAGATATTGCCGCTGCTACTGGAAACGGTAGAAATAATGACGGCATGTTTGGCGGAGATGGTAGCTGGTGGATTATTGTTTTATTCATTTTTGCTTTCTTCGGATGGGGAAACAACGGATGGGGCAATAACGGCAATGGCGGCGGATATGCAGCCACAGCAGCTACTCAGGCAGATATCCAGAGAGGATTTGACAATTCCGCGGTAATCAGCAAGCTTGACGGAATCAACAGCGGCCTGTGCGATGGCTTTTATGCCATGAATAATGGTATGCTTACCGGATTTAATGGAATCAACACAAACATCATGCAGACTGGATTCGGAATCCAGCAGGCAATTAATGCTGATACTGTAGCGAACATGCGGAACACCAATGCTTTACAGGCACAGCTTGCGAACTGCTGTTGTGAAACCAGAGAAGCTATCCAGGGTGTAAATTACAATATGGCGCAGAACACCTGTGCATTGCAGAACACCATGAACAGCAACACAAGAGACATTATTGACAGCCAGAACGCTGGGACAAGAGCCATTCTTGATTATCTTTGCAATGAAAAGATTTCTAACCTTCAGGCTGAAAACAATGACCTCAGACGTGCCGCTTCTCAGGATCGCCAGAGTGCACTTCTCACAACTGCAATGGCCTCTCAGACACAGCAGCTTATTAATGCGATTAATCCAGCACCGATTCCGGCATATCAGGTTCCTAACCCGAACACATATTACGGATGTGGATGCAACACTGGATGTAATTGCTGATAACTTCATATCGAGAGTATCTTTCGATTGATTTCGGATGTCGGCTTATGCCGTATTACACAGAGGGGCAGGCTGAGACCTGTCCTTTTGTGATATGAAAGGGGTAAAAATTATGGCAGAATTTACAAATGTAGCTGCTCAGACTGTAGTAGCAAATGGAAACGTAGTATTTTCAAACACAGCAGTCAAAGGTTCTAACTGCATTCAACACAGGGAGGGAAGTGGAATCATTACGCTGAGAGGACTTACTAACCAGTGCAAGGCTAGATTTTTCGTGGACTTCTCTGGTAATATTGCAATTCCAACAGGTGGTACTGTCGGGGCTATCTCTCTGGCTATTGCAATATCTGGTGAGCCGGTTCTTTCTTCTCAGATGATTTCCACACCGGCAGCAGTAGACCAGTACAACAATGTGTCCTCTGGAATCTATATTGATGTACCTCGCGGATGTTGCGTTAATATCGCAGTAGAGAATACAAGCGATCAGGCTGTTTCTGTTGCGAACGCAAACATTGTTGTGACCAGAGAAGCATAGGAGGTGTGATTATGAGAGACATTAAAGACTTATGTGCAAGAATTGAAGACGAACTGTCCAAAATTGCTGACAGTGGGCTGACCACTGGAAATCTGGAAATGACATACAAGCTGATTGATATGTATAAAGATATCAAGAATACGCAGTACTGGGACAAGAAAGTGGAATATTACAATACTGTCCTTGATGAGATGCGTGGTGGCTACAATGACGATTACAGCGAACGTGGAAGAAAACGTGACAGTATGGGGAGATACAGCGCAAATGATGGCAGAATGATGCCGGATTACGACAGAGGTAGTTCTTATGCCAGACGTGGTGAGCATTATGTCAGAGGACATTACAGCCGTTCTGACGGACGAGATGCTTATGACGACTATATGACGCAGAAACAGAGCTATCGTTCCGGCAAATCCGAGGACTGCAAGAGAAAGATGCTTGCCGCTCTGGAAGAACATCTGGACGAACTCACAACAGAAATGAGCGATATGTCCAAGGATGCGGAGTGCCGGGAGGAACGTGATCTTGTTAAAAGATACGTGGAAAAGCTCAGGGATATGCTCTAATTGGCTAAAACATGTACCACAACTTTTTGAAGGTTCTGTGATACAATATATTCGTAGGGAAGATTTGTAAGCAGAAATGCTTGACATAGACATTTTTATTGCTTTCCTCCTTTCTTGGGTGCGTGTCCTTAATAGAAAATGCAGTGTTTATCCAACACAAGAAGCATGAGGTTGAAAAGCGGACGCAATTTCCGACACGTACCATTGCCGTTAGTGCATGGCGGCATACCTCCTTGTGAGAACGTATAACTGAACAGTGGAATCCAACCCGTGCAGAGGTGCGCGACCGTATAGGCGGCGTTGACGTAGCCCGAAACGTCTCGTGTTTAGGCATAGCACGTTAAATACCTTGCTAACCCGGGAATCCGGGTTAATGGGATATAGCTCAGTTGGTAGAGCATCTGACTGTTAATCAGAGTGTCACAGGTTCGATTCCTGTTATTCCAGTTACCCTGCCAGTGGTCTAACTGGCTTAATCCATTTACCTGCGGCGGCAGGTCAATAAACACGACCAGGAGGATATATATGCAGAAACTTATTGACACACTTAAATCATTTGGAATTGAAATCCCAGAGGACAAGCAGGCAGATGTGAAGAAAGCACTCTCTGAGCATTATAAAAATGCTAAAGAAGTAGCGAAAACCCTGTCAAAAGTCGAGGGTGAACGTGACAGCTGGAAAGAACGTGCTGAGACAGCAGAAGAAACCTTAAAAAGCTTTGACGGTATCGACCCGGCGAACATTCAGACAGAGCTTGCTGGATGGAAGAAAAAAGCCGAGGATGCAGAGAAAGAATTCAATGCAAAAATCTACGACCGTGATTTCTCAGATGCACTCAAAGCGGCGCTCGATGATGTTAAGTTTTCCAGTGAAGCGGCTAAGAGGTCTGTTATGGCAGACATTAAAGAAGCAGGTCTTAAGCTGAAAGACGGTAAAATTCTTGGACTGAATGATCTGATCGAACAGATGAAGCAGTCTGACGCATCCGCTTTTGTGGATGAATCTCAGCAGCAGGCTCAGCAGAATCAGGCAAGATTTACCACTCACGTTGGACAGCAGCAGACACCGGTAAGCATGACTAAAAAAGATATCGAAGCGATCAAAGACCCGTCCGAGAGGCAGGCTGCAATTGCTCAGAATATCCAGTTATTCCAGTGATTTTTACACCGACTATACGCCAGAGTATAGCCGCTAACCCAATACCTTAACAATTATGGGTAGAAAGGATTTTTTTATGCCAGCAAAAACAAATCTTATTATGACTAATGATATTCATGTCACAGCACGTGAGATTGACTTTGTTACCAGATTCGAAAGAAACTGGCAGCACTTACGTGATATTCTGGGTATCATGAGACCTATCAAAAAGCAGCCGGGTGCTGTACTCAAGTCCAAATACGCAGAGGGTACTTTACAGAGCGGAAAAGTTGGTGAGGGTGAGGAAATCCCTTACAGCAAATTCGTTGTAAAAGAAAAGGACTATGCGGAAATGACTATCGAGAAGTACGCAAAGGCTGTATCCATTGAAGCAATCAAGGATCACGGTTATGAGAACGCTGTTCAGATGACTGACGATGAGTTCCTTTTCCAGCTTCAGACTGACGTTACCGGCAGATTCTATGACTATCTGAAAACCGGTACACTTACTTCCACAGAAACAACATTCCAGATGGCCCTGGCGATGGCTAAAGGCCGTGTAGAGAACAAATTCAAGCAGATGCACAGAAATGTGACTGGCGTTGTTGGATTTGTGAATATTCTTGACGTATATGAATACCTCGGAGCAGCTGAGATCACTATTCAGAATCAGTTCGGCTTCCAGTACATGAAAGATTTTATGGGATTCAATACGATTTTCTTACTGTCCGACAGTGAAATCCCGAGAGGGCAGGTTATCGCTACCCCTGTCGAGAACATCGTACTTTACTATGTTGACCCGAACGAATCTGACTTTGCAAGAGCAGGACTTGTATACACCGTATCTGGCGAGACAAACCTGATCGGATTCCATACACAGGGCAACTACCACACAGCAGTTTCCGAGGCGTTTGCAGTTATGGGACTTACTCTTTTTGCGGAGTACATTGACGCAATCGCAGTAATCACCATTGATGAGACACCAACACTTGGTACTCTGACAGTAAATTCCGTGGCTGGAACAGCAAGCGGTGATACAAAAATTACCGTAAATCCGACTAAGGAAAATGCCAACAACGTATATAAATACAAAGTTGCAGCAGATGCAGTAACTGTTGGATATGGACAGAATCTCAGAAACTGGAGTACTTGGGATGGAAAAGCCGATATCACAGCAGCAACCGGACAGAAGATTACAGTGGTTGAGTGTGATGGAACATACAAAGCACTGAACGCCGGAAGTGCAAGCGTAACAGCAAAATGATGATCGATTAGGAGGTAACTGGCATGGCTTATGCAGATTATGATTTTTACACAGAATCCTATTATGGCAATGTCGTGCCAGAAGCTGACTTTGATCGTCTGGCAGCCAGAGCCAGCGATTTTATTGATACATTGACATTTGATAATTTGGTGGACGGACTGCCAGCTGATAAGCGTTCACAGAAACGTATTAAAAAGGCGGTCTGTTCACTGGCTGAATTAATGTATCAGATTGAGCTTGCTGAGAAGAATGCTACCAATGCCGCCGCTAGTGGAGCATCAACCACAATCGGGTCCGGTGGTAGCACGACAGGCATTGTAACATCTGTATCATCTGGCAGTGAATCCATCTCTTATGCAACGCCACAGCAGAAAGCATCAGGTGCAAAGGAATGGAGTGCAGTGTATGCCGCCGCCGGAGATGTACAAAAAACGAATGACTTACTTTACGAGACGGCTTTGCCGCTTCTGATGGGAGTAAGGACGGATGATGGAATACCAGTATTGTATGCAGGAGTGTGAATATGAAGTTTAGAAAAAAGCCTGTTATCATTGAAGCATTTAAATATGATGGTGATCTGAAAGACCGGAACGGCTTGTTTTACGTTCCGTTTTGGGCGCAAGAAGCTTATAAAAAAGGCATTATGTATTACGGCGCAGAAACTTGTGATTTACCTCCGTGTGAGCTGTATATCGAAACATTAGAGGGAACACATCATGTTTCTGTTGGAGACTATGTTATCCAGGGTGTAAACGGAGAGCTTTATCCGTGCAAGCCGGATATTTTTGAAAAAACTTATGAGGAGGTGAAAGAGTAATGGAAGCATTATTCGCAAACATGACCGTGATTCTGGCAGTAATCGGGATTCTGGCGTTTTGTGTATCTGTGATTACACAGGTGATTAAAAATGTTGGGTTCCTGTCGAAAATTCCGACAGATGCCTTGGCGCTTGTACTGTCTATCGGAATTACTGTGGCCGCTTTTGTAGCGTATATGCAGTATATCCACATGACAATCTTGTGGTATATGATTTTAGCAGCTATCATGGCTGGGTTTATTGTGGCATTTATTTCCATGTTCGGATGGGAGAAGATTACGGAATTGTGGAAGCGAACGTCCAAGGTTGACGTGGATAAGCTAAAAAATAAATGATTAAGGAGAGGGTATCATGTACGAAAAAACAGTGACGATTTTCAACTATTACGAAAGTGCCACAACAAGAGATGCGTACTGGTATCCTCATGTTTTATCCGGCGTTGACCTCATTACTGACAAAGGAGCAATCCTTAAAAAGTACGGACCAGACGCAACTGACAACGCGCAGTTACACGTTCGATATACCGTCCAGAACGGCGATATAACCATTGCTGACAGGAATGGTAAGATTCTCCCATATGTACCGCCTAAAGAGTGGAAACAGCAGATTAACAACGCTCTGGAAGATACTATCACATTCTCAGACGAATCGTTTTTCTGGGAAGGTGAGTGGACTGGTGGAACGGTAATTGACAGTGATTATCGGAATGGATTCTACCAGTACATGAATGAGAACAAGGATAATGTGTTTAAGATTACCAGTGTAGGCGGTCCGTATACACTGATTCCGCATTTTGAAATTTTGGGTAAGTAATATGAGCAAAATTCATCATTTCAAAGGATTCTCCGTAGTTGACGGAGATATGAAAATCAAGCTGAATATGGATAGATTCTCCAGACAGTATCAAGAAGCCCAGTACCTCCTTGATGGAATGGTTATGGACAGTATGATAGAGTTTATGCCAATGATTTCGGGAGATTTTATTGACCGAACAAGAGCCAAAAGTACATCGATGCAAGGGACTGGATTTGTATGTGCGGCGGCAGAACCATATGGACGTTTTCTTTATTTTGGAAAAACCATGGTCGACCCCGCAACAGGTAGCACATGGGCAAGACACGATGCGGAAAAGGTTCTTGTGAGTCAGTATTCTGGCAAGACGAACGCAAAGGAGAATCTTCAATATACAAAATCACCGCATACTCAGGTACAAGCTGAATGGTTCGATGCCGCTAAACGAAAATACGGCAGTACATGGCTTCGCAAAGTAAAAGCACAGGCAGGAGGTGGCAGACATGGCAGATAAACCTATCGGAGTAGATGCAACCGGATATGACATTCTGACAGACGCCATGAAAGCACTTCTAAACCAGTATCCGGGACTACACGACAATGAAATAATCAAATTCGAGGAACTTGGCAAAGAATCGGGAATTGCGTTTTCAGCAGACAACGGGGCGCTGATCTATTCAGAAAAAGAAGATGTTTGTGGCGTAATGCATCAGGTATGCCAGTATCCATTTTATGTGGTATACCGAACAGCATCCGACAAGGAGAGGCAGAAATTATCTGTTCAGAAATTTTTGGATAATCTCGGTAAATGGATATGCAGAGAACCAGTTGTCATAAATGGCACTGAGACACGTTTAAATGCGTTTCCAGAGCTTTCGCAAGGGCGAGTGATAAAACGTATAACCCGTGGAAACTCCTACGGTACAGAGCCGCAGGAGAACGGCGTACAGGACTGGTTATTGCCATTGTCAGTACGCTACGAAAATACTTATGAAGTAATATAACAAGTAACAACCGGCTATCAATTGGAGATAGTCGCTAACCTACACAGCATTTTAAAAGTTATAGGCAGAAAGGACATTTCTATGGCAGTTACAGGAAAAATTGACCGTAAATATATGGCTCATTATATTGATGCAGGTTCCCTCTGCGGAGGGCTGACACCGAAATATGAGCGTCTTGGAAAGGATCTGGAAGAGTACAACATCGAACTCAACCCGGATACCGAAACATCTAAAAATATTCTTGGAGAATCCACATTTAAGCATAACGGCTATGAGGTATCTTCTGATGCCGATCCATTTTATGCAGATACCACTTCTGACCTATTCACGGCGTTACAGAAGATTGTAGACGGACGCCTCAAAGACGATAACCTCAAGACAAAAGCAGTTGAAGTCCATCTCTGGACGGAAGCCACAGCAGGCAAGTATGAAGCATATCAGCAGGATTGCTACGTTGTGCCGACATCCTACGGTGGAGACACATCTGGCTATCAGATTCCATTTACTGTCAACTATGTTGGCGAACGTGTAAAAGGAAAATTTGATATCAGTTCCGGTACATTCACAGCTGACAGTGAATAAGCACATACACAAGGAGGATATGCTAAATGGCAAAAGTAATTAATACCAAAATTGATGATGGAATTTTTATATTCACGTTTACCAACAACGAAGACGAAGTTTTTTCTTCTTTCAAGCTTAACCCGACTGATATCAATGTAGCGTCACGTGCGGAGGAGCTGACAGAATACTTTGAGCAGCTTAAAGATTCTATTCAGAAGGTCGATTCCGGTAAAAAAATGGCAGAGCTGAACAAACAGATCGAAGACAAAATCAACTATCTGCTCGGATATGAAGCATCAAAAGACCTGTTCAAAGAGCCGATCACAGCAACCACTGTGTTCGGAAATGGTCAGGTGTTCGCCTATATCGTTCTGGATAAAATTGCAGAAGCAATCGCACCAGAAATCGAAAAGAGAAAGAAGAAAATGCAGGCAGCAGTCAATAAGTATACGGAGAAGTACACAAAATGACCGCCTATGAGCTTCCCACCTCGCTTAACATAAGTGGGGTGGATTTTTCTATTAGAACGGATTTTCGAGCAATCATCGACGTTCTCATTGCTATGAACGACCCGGAACTGGACGAGCAGGCGAAAGCAGTTGTTATGTTGCAGATTCTGTTTGAGGACTGGCAGAGTATTCCGCCGGAACACTTATCTGAAGCCTGTCAAAAAGCATCAGAATTCATCGACTGCGGACAGTTAGACGATAATCCAAACCACCCAAGGCCCCGTTTGATGGACTGGGAACAGGATGGCGATATGATCGTTCCGGCGGTAAACAAGGTCACTGGTAAAGAAATCAGATCGGTGCCGTATATGCACTGGTGGACATTCTTCGGATATTTCATGGAATCCGGTGAATGTCTGTTCAACACGGTCGTTGGAATCCGGTCGAAAAAAGCAAAGGGCGAAAAGCTTGATAAATGGGAAAAGAAATTCTATCAAGAAAACAAGAACATTATTGATATAAAAACACGTCTCAGCGAAGAAGAGCAAGCGTATAAAGATGCGCTGAATGAGATGTTAAACCTCAAATAGTTAGGAGGTGAACGCATGGCTGCTGATGGCTCAGTCATTATTGATACCAGAATGGATACAACCGGTGTCCAAAATGGCGTATCAGCTATAAAACAGTCATTTAACGGCCTTGGAAGTGCTGTAAAAAAAATCGGTCTGTTAATTGGTGGGGCTTTTGCTGTTGGTAAATTGGTACAGTTTGGAAAAGAGTGCGTGGAACTTGGCTCTGACCTCGCAGAAGTGCAGAACGTGGTCGATGTTACATTTACCACCATGTCGGATAAGGTGAACGAATTCGCAAAGAATGCCATGACCTCAGCCGGACTGTCAGAAACCATGGCAAAAAGGTATGTCGGTACGTTCGGAGCAATGTCTAAGTCGTTCGGATTCTCAGAAGCACAGGCTTACGACATGTCAACGGCTCTAACACAGTTGACTGGTGACGTAGCATCATTCTATAACATCAGTCAGGACTTGGCTTATATTAAGCTGAAATCAGTGTTTACGGGCGAAACGGAAACACTCAAGGACCTCGGCGTGGTAATGACCCAGTCGGCACTTGACCAATATGCACTTGCAAATGGCTACGGCAAGACCACATCTGCAATGACTGAACAGGAGAAAGTTGCTCTCCGCTTTGCTTTTGTGCAGGAACAGTTATCAGCCGCATCTGGTGACTTCATTCGTACTTCTGACAGCTGGGCGAACCAGGTGCGAGTGATGCAGTTGCAGTTGCAGTCCCTCAAGGCAACAGTCGGACAAGGGCTGATTAATATTTTTACACCTGTTCTGAAAGTAATCAATATTCTTCTCGGCAAACTGGCGACTCTGGCAAACGCATTTAAGTCATTCACGGAGCTTATTACTGGCAAGAAATCTTCCGGTCAAACGAGCGGAAGTGGAGCGGGTCTTGCCGGAACAGACGCGATCGCAGATACAGCGGACCAGTATGGACAGGCGGCAGATAATGCAGAGAAACTGGCAGATGCCACGAACGACAATGCAAAAGCAACAAAAAAAGCGAATAAGGAAACCAAAAACTATCTTTCGTCACTTGATGAAGTTCACAAAGTCACATCTACTGGCAGCAATTCATCTTCCACACCATCTTCATCTGGTGGAAGTGGTGGAGCAGGTAACAGTGGCCTTCCGAGTTCAGTTGGTAATGTGGACTACGGCAATCTCGCAGAAGGCGAAACCGCACTTGACAAGATTAGCGATTCCGCAAAGAAACTTGCTGACCTGCTCAAGAAACTCTGGAAACCATTCCAGGACGCATGGAAAAAAGAGGGTAAGAATACCATTAATGCAGCAAAAGTCGCACTTGATGGACTCAAAAAGCTCGCTGTAAGTGTAGGTAAAAGCCTTGTAGAGGTCTGGACAAATGGCACAGGCACAACGATGCTTACGACCATGCTGAGGATTGCTCAGAACGTGCTTAAAACTATCGGGAATATTGCATCCGGTTTTGCGGATGCGTGGAATAAGAACAATGTTGGAACGCAGATCATACAGAACATTGCAGACGCCCTTGTGGTGGTTATGCAGTTTGTTGAAAAAATCGCAGAGGATACAGCAACATGGGCGGCGAACTTGAACTTTTATCCGTTACTAGAATCCATCAGTAACCTGACCAGTACCTTTGCGCCAATTCTGGAATCTATCGGAAATGTTCTTGAATGGATTTATAACAATATTGTTCTCCCAATGCTGAAATGGCTGATTGAAACAGGAATTCCGACAGTGATTAACCTAGTGTCTGATTTGGCTGGATTCTTTGCAGATCATCAATCAATCATTGAAGCATTTGGCGCAGCTCTGATCGGAGCATTTGCGGCAGCGAAGATTGCAGGCTTAGCTTCGAGAATCGCAGGAAGTATAACGACAGTAGCAAGTTTCATTAAGGGTCTTATTGCACTCATGACCGGCTCTGGCGGCATTATTGGTGGAATCAAAGCCATTGCGACAGCTGTCGGACCGGGCGGAATTTTTATAGCAGCAGTAACAGCTTGCATTGCGATTGGTGTATTGCTGTACAAAAACTGGGACAAAATAAAAGAAGTTGCAGGTGCGGTATGGAGTTGGATTAAAGACAAAACCATAGCTTTCGTTGATGGAATAAAATCCAAACTAAGTGATTTGGCAGAAAAGATTGTTTCTATTTGGAATGGTATCAAATCAAGTGCAAAAGAAAAGTGGAGCGCTATATGGTCCACTATAAAAGAAGTTGTAAAGATGATAGTTGATGGAATCGTTGATAAATTCAAAAGTGCAAGAGACAAGGTTGTTGATACGTTCGAGGGTATTAAAAACAAAGTTAAAGAGATATTCAATAAAGTTATCGGTATCGTAAATGGCGCAATCGGTACGGTGAACGGCGCGATCAGTGGAATTGAATCTGCAATGTCATTTGGTCCGTGGGAAGTGCCTACACCATTCGGCTCTAAGACGATCGGATTTAGCGCAAGCTTTCCAAGAGTACCGACTATTCCATATCTGGCAAAAGGTGCAGTTATTCCACCAAGAAGCGAATTTCTGGCTGTCCTTGGAGACCAGAAACAGGGTAATAACATTGAAGCACCAGAAGCACTGCTCAGAAAAATTGTTCGTGAGGAAACTGGTGGACAGCAGAGTGGTGGAAATTATCGTTTTACTGCTCAGATTAACCGAAGAACAGTATTTGATGAAATTATCGAAGAAGCAAAGTTAAGACGTGATACAAGCGGTAGAAACCCGTTTGAACTGGCATAGGAGGTGGAAGCGTGGCAACTATTCCAAAAGGCATAACAGAACGATACAAGATGAATGGGGCTTCCATCTATCAGCCAGATAAAGATATGGGATATAACCTCGAAACAACTTATTCAGAAGGTAGTAACCGTACGCAGTTCGGAAAAGCGTTGTTAACTCCATTGTTTACAGTCGAACAGTATAGCTATGAAGCATCAAACGTTCCAGTTATAGAAGCAAACAAAATTCTCAAAATTATCGCAAAAGGAAAAACTTTCAATTTGTATCATTGGTCACTTTATCACATGGCATGGAGAACCGACCCATTTTATGTTGGAAAAGCAAGCCTAACTATTGGAGAAATATCTCCAGACTTAAAATTTGTATCAAAAATATCTTTTAACATGCAGGGGGTGAATCCACTTGATTAATGTATCTGATGCGTTCAAACAAAAACTACAGGACGGAGAAAGAGTCTGGCAGGAAGTGGAAATCACCTTTCCTGACGGAACTGTAAAAACAGTCAAAAATGAAATCATGGGCGAAAACTGCACTTTTTCCGATTGTGCAGAAAGTAGCAGCTTTCCGATTGGCTGCGTTGTTTGTAAATCCATGACATTGGAGTTGGACAACACTTCCGATCAGTGGAAAAACTATAATTTCTACATGGCAAAAGTTCATGCGTATCTTAAAATGCAGACCTCTGTAGCAAGTTCGGCTACAACAGATGAATTGCTGGATGAAAACTATGAGCCAATTCTTGACCAGAGTGGCGGTGCGATTCTGGCAACAAAAGCAGCGACAGAAGACAGAGTCGAAACCATTGATAAAGGTATTTATACAATTACGACACCAGAACAATATGGCGAAATCCTTAGTTTTACCGCTTTGGACGATATGTATAAAACGAACGCAACTTATATATCTCATCTGGTTCTGCCACAGTCAATAGAGACTCTTGTTAGAGATGCGTGTGAGACTCTTGGTATTCCGTCAGAAGTCTCCATGGCTCATGGAAATCTGATCGTGTCAGAGATTCCGGAAAACATGACGTTTCGTCAGTTGTTCGGATGGGCAGCAATGCTTGAGACTGCGAACGCTCGCCTGGACAGCAGAGGATACTTGCGATTTATCAGATGGGATTTTTCCAATGTACAAGAAGATTACAACGCAGTAGTGGACGCTGATGGAAATGTAACATTTAAAGGCGGCGCAAGTATTGACTCAGAAAGTTTTATCAGTCCGACAGGGAACTGGACAATTGATAGTGATGGATTCTTGACACTGATCGAATCAGCAGCTGACACATCCGAAAAGCTCAAAGACTTTTTTACAAGTCCAACCGTTTCTAGTGATGATATTGTGATTACTGGAATCAAGCTAAAAAATAGAGAAAATGAAGCCATGTACGGAAGCACAGGATATGTTCTTAAATTGGAGAACGACCTTGTTGCGGATTCGGACTTGGACACGGTAGCTGCTCAAATTGGCGATTCCATAATTGGAGCTAAATTCCGTAACATGTCGGGAGAACTTGTATATAACCCACTCATTGAGTTTGGAGATATGGCATATACTTATGATCGCAAATGGAACAGATATATAACTCCGCTGACGGACGTTTCTTGTTCCGTTAATGGAAAGACTACTGTAAAAACTCAAGCCGACGACCCTATCAGAGGGCAGAGCAAGTTCCAGTCAGAATCCACTAAGGCAATCGTAGAGGCAAGACGACTTGTTAAAAAAGAACAATCAGCTAGAGAAAAAGCAGTAAAGAAATTAGAAGAAACCTTAAAAAATTCTTCTGGATTATATGAAACATCAGTCGCACAGGAAGATGGCAGTACTATTACATATCTGCATGACAAGCCTACACTTGCAGAATCAAAAAATGTAATTAAATTCACAGCAGAAGCCATTGGCGTATCCAATGATGGTGGCAAAACATATCCTTACGGTTTCTTTCTGACAGGCGATTTGATAGCAAAAATTCTGTACGCACATGGTATCAATGCTGATTATATTGACACAGGCGCACTGATTGTCAGAGATAGCGATGGAAACATAATCTTCCAGGTTGATATGGACACCAAAAAAGTAATCATCAGTGGTGATAATGTTGTAATTGGTGGTAGTTCTTTGCCGGATAAACTGACAAAAATGGACAACAATATTGCATCTGCCAAGAATATGACATTCCAGCTGTCAAACGATATGCAGACGATCACATCTGACGCAGACGGAAACATTCCGGTATTTCCAACAGTGACAACTACAGCGAAAGTTATGTACGGCTCGTCAGATATCACAAATGATTGTAGCTATACCATTACAAAATCAGACAGTGTAACCGGCTCTTGGGATGTAGATACACATACTTACACTGTCACAGGCTTGAGTGCAGACAATGGATGGGTGGATATTAAGGCAACGTACCTGATTAATCTTTCTATAACGAAGAGATTTACGATTTCCAAGCAGAAAAAGGGCGAAGATGGAAAAGATGGTGAACCTGGTAGAACATACATGGTTGAGCCATCATGTAACGTCTTGAAACGTGGCTCTGACAAGACAATTAGTCCAAACTTTATAACATTTAAAGCGTATTATCGTGACGGAAAGTCAGCTAC